TCAGGTTCAGCTTTCAATTTTTTCAAAATTGTGTCAAGTATTATTGACAAAATCAATCCACCACATCGTAACCAAAAACACTGTGGACGAGGATGTACTTGCTGCTCTCGCAAACAAAGATGTAACACAGGAAAAGCTGATCGCTGCGGTCAAGGCAAGATTGTAGCATTTATACAGTCTGTATGATCTACCCTTATTTGACGACAGAAAGACGGCAAAGCGGCGACAAATCGGTTACGCCGCATACCACGGAGGTGAATTTCTATGGCCCGTAAAAACAATCGCATGAAAACAGAATACCACAGAGGTCTCGGTTTTGATCCGCGAAAGTATATGACTTCCTACTCCCACCAAACTCGCTGTGAATCAATTCCGACTCCCGACCGTGCTCCAAAGCGCGGCGATATCTGGTTTGCGCGGCTCGGCACACATCCGAATTCCAGTGTGCAGGGCGGCACCCGTCCCGTTATCATCATTTCTAACGACCTCGGCAACGAACACGCTGACACCGTCAATGTTGTGCCGATGACCAGACACCTGAAAAAGCCGGAGCTGCCTTGTCACACTCCGCTTTCTCCCGGCAGCATTACCGATAGCAGACAGCCGCTTGAACTGTCAATGGTGCTGGCGGAGCAGCTCACAACTGTCAGCAAGAACGCACTTCGCTATTATGCAGGTCATATTTCCGATGACGAAGCTATGAACCGCATCGAAACCGCTGTTATTGCGCAGCTCAGTCTTGAAAGGAGATATTCCAAATGCCTGTGAATTTTGTCAATATCCCAGATGTTCTGAAGCAGACCGCTTCTTTCTGTGTCTGGAAGCTGGAAAAGAGATCCGGCAGACCGACCAAAGTACCGTATAACCCTCGCACCGGTGCAATGGCGAGAACCAACGATCCGTCTACCTTTGCAGACTTCAATACAGCAATGAAATCCTATGCCATCGGCGGATGGGACGGTATCGGCTATCGTGTCAGCGAAGGCATCGGTGCAATCGACATCGACCACTGCATCCGTGAGGACGGCAGTCTCAATGATGTTGCAGCATCCATTCTCGGTATCTTCCCCGATGCGTACTTTGAGCGCAGCCCCTCTGGTACCGGCTTGCGCGGCTTTTTTCGCCTTTCTCCCGATTTCGCCTACGATAAGACCGTGTATTACATCAACAACAGAAAGCACGGTCTTGAGGTCTATCTGCCGGGGACAACGAACAGGTTTGTGACCGTGACTGGCGATATGTTCCGTGCAGGCACAGTGGAGCGTGATGATGATGCGCTCCGGAATCTGCTTGACACCTTCATGAAACGCAGCACCCGTGTGTCTGCAAAAACCATCGAGGCGTCCTCGTATCTGGATGATGACGGTGTTATCGCTCATGCGCTTGCATCCGAATCCGGCGACAAGTTCAAAGCACTGTATGCCGGTAACTGGGAGGAAGGCTACGATTCCCAGTCCGATGCAGATATGGCGCTTGTGTCTATCCTTGCATTCTGGTGCGGTAATGTCGAGGAGCAGATCGACCGTATCTTCCGAACTTCCGGTCTGATGCGTGATAAGTGGGATCGTATGACCGGAGACAGAACTTACGGACAGATCACGATCCGCAATGCTGTGTCCACAAATTCAGAGATCTACACGCCTATCGCAGATTCTTCTGCCGAGGATGACTTTGAAAGTCTCGATGAGGATGAAGAAGCAGAAGTGCTGACCTTTGAGCCTGATCTCTCCCACATCACGCTCACCATCGAGGAGATGCGGCCGCACACCAAGCCCCGCTATCAGCGTGATGAGATCGGTATCGGCTACGCCTTTGCTGACTATTTCAAGCCCATTGCTCGTTTCGACCGCGAGCGCGGTATCTGGTATGTCTATGACGGAAAGGTCTGGCAGCCGGATGAGAATGCCCTCGCCGTGGCAGAGCTTGCGAAGATTCTCGCTGACCGTCTGTATACCTTCGCACTTCAGATTACAGATGAGGATACCCGTAACCGCTATATCAAGCGTGTGCAGAAGCTCCAGATGCGGAAGAACCGCCGCACGATGATCGAGGATGCAAAGTCTGTCTATCCGGTATCCCACACCGTGTTCGACCGCAATACCGATCTGTTCAACTGTCAGAACGGAACGCTGAACCTTACCACAGGAGAATTCCGTCCACATGATCCGGCAGATTTTCTCACCATGATGTCAGGCATCACCTATGATCCGGATGCTGAGTGTCCGAGATGGGAGCAGTTTATCTCTGAGGTCATGTGCAATGATGCTGACCTAGCACTGTATTTGCAGAAAGCACTCGGTTATGCTCTGACCGGAGATACCACTCTCGAATGCCTGTTCATCCTCTACGGTGCAACTTCCCGTAACGGTAAAGGCACCACGATGGAGACATTTCTCAAAATCATGGGCGACTACGGCAAAACCTCCAATCCGGAGATGCTGTCTACGAAATTCGGCAACACCAATGCTTCCGGACCGTCCGAAGAGATCGCCCGGCTTGCGGGTGTCCGTTTTGTCAATATCTCCGAGCCGGAGAAGAAGATCACCTTCAATGCGGCACTTGTCAAGAGAATGACGGGTAACGATACACTGAATGCACGTTTCCTGCATGAGAATTCCTTCGACTTCCGACCGAATTTCAAGATCTTCATCAATACGAATTACAAACCGTCCGTTTCTGATATGACACTGTTTTACTCCAACCGTCTGAAGCTCATTCCGTTCAAACGCCATTTTGAGGAGCATGAGCAGGACAAAGGTCTGAAAGCATTTTTCAGTACGGATGTCTGCCTCTCTGCCATCTTCAACTGGTGCTATGAAGGATATAAGCGGTTCCGTTCCGAAGATCTGGAAGATCCGGCTGCTGTATCTCAAGCAACCAAGGAGTATCAGGAGGAGTCTGACCGTATCGGGCAGTTTGTGGATGCGTGGCTCGAAGAAGGCGAAGCATTTGAAGTCCGTACCTCTGCGGCATATAAGCTGTACGGTGAATGGTGCGATAAATATGGCTACCGCAAGGAAAACAGCACCAACTTCAATAACGCGATCCAGCGTTTCTTCCCCATCGTGCGTAAGCGTCCGAACGATACAAAGGGTGCGCAGAAAACAACAATGCTTGTGGGGTGCCGTTTCCTGGATCATGAAAACGGCGAAGCTGACGAACCGGATGAGTTTGCTGCCTTGGAGTAAAAGTAGACTTTTCTCCGTATTTACGCTGTTTTCCGCAGTTGGGGCAGCGTGGGGCAAGTTTTTTCGGTGGTTATTATTATTACTTTTCTTTATATATATTACTATTTTTACTTGCCCCTACTTGCCCCAAATAAATAAAAATAATAGAAAAGATAAGAAGAACAGAGGAAAATCATGTTTTTGAACCTTGCCAGATGCTGTCACTGACAAAGAGTGTGTAAGCGACAAAGCGTGGCAAGGTCAAAATCCAATAAACAATCATACAGGAGGAACACGAATATGAGAATCATTACTTCAGAACAGGTATCTGCAGGACACCCCGACAAGATCTGTGACCAGATCGCAGATGCTATCGTGACCGACTGCCTGCAGCATGACCACAACAGCCGTGTCGCCATCGAGTGCCTTTTCAAGAACCGCTGCCTTGTGATCGCCGGTGAACTGACCAGCACCCATGAGCCCGACTACAAGGCACTGGTGCAGAGCGTGTTTGACCGCATCAACAACGGCGGAGCAGAGAGTACCGATGCAGGTTTTGATTACAAGCTGGATTTCACAGCCGATGATCTGGACATTGCGATTCTGGTCGATCACCAGAGCAACGACATTGCCCTCGGTGTGAATGTTGGCGGTGCAGGAGATCAGGGCATGATGTACGGCTATGCGACCAACGAAACGCCGGAGCTGCTCCCGATTCCATTCGTGCTTGCAACCAGATTTCTGGAACTGCTGAAAGCCTACCCCTGCCGTATGCTGAAAGCCGATGCAAAGGCACAGGTCAGCTATGACTATGACAGCGGTCGCATTACCACCTTCCTCTGCTCGGTGCAGCATACACACGATGTGGATGTTGAGGACTTCAAGCCCATCATCGAAAAGCTGATGGTGAGAACGGCAACCGAATACGGGCTGAATACAGACTTTGCAAAGCTCGTCAACCCGACCGGCAGATTTGTCATAGGCAGTTCCTTTGCGGACTGCGGCGTTACCGGACGCAAGCTCGCCTGCGATACCTATGGCGGTATCGGGCATATCGGCGGCGGTGCAATGTCCGGCAAAGATCCGTCTAAGGTTGACCGCAGCGGCGCATATGCAGCAAGAAAAATCGCAAGGGATATCGTCAGTGCCGGATATGCGGATATGGCAGAGGTGCAGATCGCATATGCCATCGGCGTGGCAGAACCCGTATCCGTGTATGTGGAAACCTTCGGCACGGAGCATCAGGATACGGAGTTCATCAACCAGTATGTTCGTGAGAATTATGACCTCACGCCGAGGGGAATCATCGAAGGGCTGCATCTGCTCGATGTGGACTATAACGCTGTTTCCGCATACGGACACTTCGGAAAACAGAACCTTCCGTGGGAACTATAATAAATTTTTTGAAATTTTTTGATTGGATACCCACAAAATGCCCTCTCCCACGACAGTATATGAGGGGCGTTGCTCAGACCGAACAACACATCATTTGCGGGGCTGACCGTCCCTCACCAAATATCAACACAGGAAGGAGGCAGAGACAATGCCGAGCAGACCAAAGACACCATGCCGTCACCCCAGCTGTGCGGCGCTCGTACCCTACGGTGCGAAGTACTGCGGCAAGCACCGTTCTCTCCATCCGGAGGATACACGCTCCGCAGGCAGTCGAGGCTATGGCACCGCATGGAACAAGGCCCGCAAGCGTTACCTTGAGACGCATCCGCTGTGTGTGGAGTGCATGAAGCAAGGACGCTACGTCAAGGCGACCGATGTGGATCACATCATGCCGCACCGAGGAGACAATGTTCTCTTCTGGGATCAGAGCAACTGGCAGAGCCTCTGCCACCGACACCACAGCATCAAAACCAGAAACGGGGATCACACCCCTGAGTACAAGTACTGACTGCGGCTCACCAACTTACTCTGCGATTCAGACTCGGCTCAGGGGTGTACCTATGGGCGGGGCTGGGGGCTGGGGTTGCCCGCCGGGGCGGGTTCACTTCTCTGTGTGAAAGCGAACACAAGACCGTCGGCCCCTCTCGTGTGAAAAAACGCGAAATTGCAGGGCCCCCGGTCAACCTAGACCCTGATAGAAATTGAAATATGGAATGCACGGAAAAACGAAATTGCTGATTTATCGTGTTTTTCCAAATGCCGCTGCGGTTTTTGTAAACAGCGGTGTACATACGGCGTTTCGTCACAAACCGCATCGTAAAATGGCGATTTTTCACGCAAAAAGATGTAAAAACAGCTTGGTTTTAGCATTTTACCGCATTTAGAGATTGCGGTCTTGGCGAAGCCCGTGTGGATACCGAAAACCGCAAAACTTCGGAAGATTTGAGGTGGCAAGCAGATGACGGATGCACAGAAAGAACAAGTGCGGGCAATGCGGATGCAGGGCATCGGATACCGGTTGATTGCAAAGTCACTGGGCTTAAAGATCAATCAGGTGCAGCTATTCTGCAAGGCACACGGTCTCGCCGGAAACGGTGAAATCGCACGGCTCAACTATCCGATCTGGTGTCAGCAGAACAACCGCTGTCCGGTGTGCGGTGCAAAAGTAACGCAGCCGGAAACCGGCAGACGGAAGCGGTTCTGCTCCGGACGCTGCCGAACAAGATATTACCGTATGAAAAAAGATTTGGAGGAATGAAAATGCTTGTAACTGTTTTATGCCTTACTTACATGATGGTCATCATCCTGATCCATGCGATATGGATCACCTCGATCATCAAGCACGATGGCAAGTGCCACTACCACGACTGCAATCGCTGTCCGTATGACGCCTGGTGTCCGATGCAGGAGGAGGAAAAACATGACACTGACAGAGAACTTCATTCGTGATGCGATACAGCTTGACAGCGGTGCAGAGGTCATGTACGGCAGCGATCAGATCTATGACACCTATCCCTGCCGCTTTCCGACTGTTGAATTTCAGCTCATGGCAACGGATGCCCTTGTGGAGGTCGCCGATAGAATCCGCATGGAGAAAGGCTACCTCCCGCTGCATCCGAGGGACGGAAGAACGGACGATGTAGACAATGACGGTTGGTATGATTTCTATGTAGGAGTTTCAAAATTACCCGGCGACCATCAGCAGTGTCAGCTTGACAGCAGCATCAGCTTTGTTGTTGTCAATTCGGATTTCGATGACAACGAGGATATGTACAATATCGACCTGACGGAATCCGAAAAGGAATATGTGTATGAGATACTGAACCGGCAATGCCGGAGATATCACGGGAAGGACTGCGCCGCACTTCTGGCAGAGTCTGAAAAGGAGCTGATAGATACAGCATGAGAATAATCAAACGCAACGGCGCAGAAGTGCCGTATGACTGTGAAAAAATCAGAGCCGCTATATCTGCGGCGAACGATGAGATGGAATCCGATGCACAGATCTCGGATACAGTTATCGGATTTATAACCGGGCGTGTCGAGCAGCGATGTGAATCTCTTGCAAGACCTGTCCATGTCGAAGAAGTCCAGGACATGGTTCTCGATGAACTGGACAAGGCCGAAGCGTACAAACTTGCACGGCACTACAGCGAATACAGACTGCTTCATGAACAGCAGCGCAAGCTGAACACCACAGACGGCAAGATCCTGAGCCTGCTCGAACGCAACAATGAGGAGGCAAAACAGGAGAACGCCAACAAGAACCCGATCATCAACAGCACGCTCCGAGACTATATGGCGGGCGAGGTAAGCAGAGACATCTGCCGCCGCTTTCTGTTTCCGGAGGATGTGATCGCTGCGCATGACGAGGGTATCATCCATGTGCATGATCTGGACTACATCGCAGAGCCGATGCACAACTGCTGTCTGGTGAATCTGGCAGATATGCTTCAGAACGGCACGGTTGTATCCGGTACAATGATCGAGAAGCCGCACAGCTTTTCCACCGCCTGCAATATCGCAACGCAGATCATTGCTCAGGTCGCATCGAACCAGTACGGCGGGCAGACGATCAGTCTTGCACACCTTGCACCTTTTGTTAACGTCAGCCGACAGAAAATAAGAGCCGAGGTGTTTGAGAATGTGAACTGCGACTGCGGTGCAAAGTTGTCTGAAGATGAAATCGACCACATCGTTGAAAAGCGTGTGCGCCGGGAAGTCAAATGCGGTGTACAGACCATTCAGTACCAGATCAATACACTGCTCACCACCAACGGACAGACGCCGTTCGTAACAGTGTTTATGTATCTTGATGAAGTGCCGGAGGGACAGACCCGTGATGACCTTGCGCTCATCATCGAGGAAACACTGCTTCAGCGTATCGAGGGTGTGAAAAACGAAAAGGGCATCTGGATCACACCGGCATTTCCGAAGCTGATCTATGTTCTTGATGAGGATAACATTCAGCCCGGTTCCAAGTATTACTATCTCACCGAGCTTGCCGCCAAGTGTACTGCAAAGCGCATGGTTCCCGACTATATTTCCGCAAAGGTGATGAAACGTCTGAAGGGTGATGTGTATGCCTGCATGGGCTGCCGATCTTTCCTGACACCTTCGGATGACCACAAATACTACGGGCGATTCAATCAGGGAGTCGTCACGATCAACCTTGTGGATGTTGCGTGTAGCGCAGGCGGAGACGAAGATAAATTCTGGCAGCTTCTTGATGAACGCTGCGAACTGTGCCGCAAAGCGCTTGTGTGTCGGCATGACCGCCTGAAAGGGACACCGTCCGATGTTGCACCGATCCTCTGGCAGTATGGCGCACTTGCGAGACTGAAGAACGGTGAGGTCATTGACGATCTGCTGTATAACAACTACAGCACGATCTCGCTCGGCTATGCCGGCATCGCGGAAATGACCTATCACATGACAGGCCGTTCGCATACAGAGCCAGAAGGAAAAGCGTTTGCACTGAAGGTCATGCGATTCCTGAACGATAAGTGCAGCAAATGGAGAGCTGAAAGCAATATCTCGTTCTCGCTGTACGGCACGCCGATGGAGAGCGTCACCTACAAATTTGCACAATGTTTGCAGCGCAGACACGGCATCATTCCTCATGTGACCGACAAGAGCTATATCACCAACAGCTATCATGTCCATGTGACTGAGCCGATCGATGCCTTCAGCAAGCTAATTTTTGAGGCAGAGTTTCAGGAGCTTTCTCCGGGCGGTGCGATCAGTTATGTCGAGGTGCCGAACCTTCAGAACAACATCCCTGCAGTGTTTGCTCTGATGCAGCATATCTACGAAACGATACTGTATGCGGAGCTGAACACGAAATCTGATTACTGTCAGGCCTGCGGGTATGACGGCGAGATACAGATCACTGAGGAGGACGGCAAGCTGATCTGGGAATGTCCGAACTGCGGTAACCGCGATCAGAGGACGCTGAATGTATGCCGCCGCACCTGCGGTTACCTCGGAACGCAGTTCTGGAATCAGGGGCGCACCGCTGAGATCAAAGACCGGGTGATGCACCTGTGAATTACTGCGGTCTGAATAAAAACGACATCGCCAACGGTGACGGTGTACGAGTTTCGCTGTTCGTATCCGGATGCCGGAATCACTGCAAGGGCTGTCACAACCCGGAGACATGGGATTTCAGCTATGGACAGCCTTTCACCAAGAAAACTGAAGATGAGATCATCGAAGCCCTGCGTCCCTCGTGGATACAGGGGCTTTCTGTTCTCGGCGGTGAACCCTGCGAGGAAGAAAACGAGCGTGTGCTGCTGCCGCTGCTGAAAAAGATCTGGTGGGAGATGCCGGAAAAAGATATTTGGCTGTATAGCGGGTACACCTATGAACAGTTGCAAGGCAGAGCGATACTTCGGTATGTGGATGTACTTGTGGACGGTCCGTTTCTGCTGGAGCAGAAGGATATCTCGCTTCCGTTCCGCGGCAGCCGGAATCAACGGATCCTCCGATTAAGAAATGGGGTACGGGTATGAGAGCCAGACTGAGACCGCCAGGAGATGCCGTTCGCTGCGATGCCTGCGGATGTGCCTTTGTTCCGGAGTCGAAAACGCAGCGTGAGGGTGAGATCGAATACAGCTTCTTCCGCTGCGACTATTGCGGCAAGGCGTATCTCGTATCCGTTACGGATGCAGACCTCTGCAAGGATATCCGCAGATACAGAACGCTTGCGGAAAAGCACAAGATCAAGCCCCTGAGTGAACAGTCGCTCCGCGAGATGGCTGCGCTGAAAGAGCAGAACTTAAAACGAGCCGCAAAGCTGCGGCAGTTGTACTATGTGGAGGGATGAGATGAAGACAGCAGAACTTCGTGTGATCCCTGTCACGGAGCTGAAGCCTGCGGCATATAACCCGCGCAAAAAGCTGAAGCCCGGCGACAAGGAATACGAAAAGATCAAAAACAGCATCGAGGAATTCGGCTTTGCCGATCCGCTGGTAGTCAACGCCGACATGACCATCATCGGCGGGCATCAGCGACTGACCGTAGCGATGGCGCTCGGATACACCGAGGTACCCTGTGCGGTGGTGGACATCGACAAGGTCAGAGAAAAGGCGCTGAACATTGCGCTCAACAAGATCACCGGCGCATGGGACGAGAGCCTTCTGGCTGAACTGTTGCAGGACATTCAGGACAGCGACTTCGACCTCGGAAAGACCGGCTTTGATCCGCCGGAGATCGAGCAGCTTTTCAATCAGGTACACAATAAAGACATCAAGGAAGATGACTTTGATATTGAAGAAGAGCTGAAACAGCCGACCTTCTCAAAACTCGGTGACCTGTGGATTCTGGGCAAGCACCGTATCGTCTGCGGTGACAGCACCAAGTCGGAAACCTACGAGCTGCTTATGAACGGTGAAAAAGCAAATCTCCTGCTGACCGATCCGCCGTACCTCGTAGCATACAGCAATACCTCCGGCAGCATCAAGAACGATGACCTTTCGGATAAGGAAGGCTATGAATTCCTGAAAAGCGCATTTGCCTGTTTCAAAGAGAACCTTGCAGATGATTCTGCGGTGTATGTTTTCTACGCGACATCAAAATCGAGGGTGTTCTATGACGCTTTCGAGGATGCCGGATTCCGTGTTTCTTGCGGATTGGTCTGGCGCAAGGACAGGCTTGTGCTGTCGAGGACGGACTATCAGCAGAACTTCGAGCCTGTGATCTACGGCTGGAAAAAGGACGGCAAGCACACATGGTACGGTGACCGTAAGCAGACCACCTGCTTTGACTTCGACCGTCCGAAAAGCTCCAAAGCCGAGGGTGAGGGACATCCGACTGCAAAGCCTGTACCGCTGATGGCATATCTCATCAAGCAGTCCACCATGACAAACGGCATTGTGCTGGACGGCTTCCACGGTTCCGGTTCTACCATGATCGCCTGTGAACAGCTCGACCGAAAATGCAGAGCTGTAGAATTGGATGAAAAGTTTGTGGACGTTCAAGTGAAGCGGTATATCAAATTCCGCGAGGGCAAGTACGATGATGTGTATGTCATCCGTGACGGGCAGAAGCTTTCCTTCGATGAAGCGGTCGCAACGATGCCGCAGGACGGTGACGCAAATGGATGAGATGAAACCTCTGCTCCATATGGTCTCCTTCAGCGGTGGAAAAGACAGCACTGCAATGCTCCTGAAAATGCTCGAAATGGGTATGCAGGTCGATGTGGTACTGTTCTGCGATACCGGTTTGGAATTCCCGGCACTGTATGACCATGTACACAAAGTTGAGCAGGATACCGGCATGAAGGTTACGACTGTCAAGAGCGAATATACCTTTGAATATCTCATGCTCCATAAGCCAATCAAACGGAAAAAGCCGGAACTGCGCGGCAAGACCGGATACAGTTGGGCGGGACCGCTGATGCGGTGGTGTACCAATCTTCTGAAAACGGTACCGCGTGAGAAATATCTCAGCGAACTGCGGAAAAATTACGATGTGATCGAGTACATCGGCATTGCCGCCGATGAAACGGAACGCATCACGCACAAGTGCAACAGCCGACCGAATGTCCGGCTGCCGCTTGTGGAGTGGGGCATGACCGAAGCCGACTGCCTGCAATACTGCAGGGAACGCGGCTATGACTGGGGCGGTCTGTATGAGAAATTCGGACGGGTATCCTGTTGGTGCTGTCCGCTGCAGCCGCTGAACGAGCTGCGTGTCCTCTACTACGATTTTCCCGACCTCTGGAAACAACTCAGGGAATGGGATGATGCAACATGGCGCACCTTCAAGCCCGGATGGTCAGTCCGGAAACTGGAGGCTCGTTTTGATTTTGAACTGGAATGGCAGACGGACGGCAACCAGCTTGGCACAAAGGAATTCCGCAAAGCCCTGAAAAAGAGACTGGAGGATGTCGATGGCTGATGTGAAATGTGAGCTGTATCACGATAATTTCCAGAACTTCAAATCCTACTGCATCCCAAAAGCACAGCTCGTCATTGCTGACATTCCGTACAACATCGGCGGCGACTTTTATGCCAGCCGTCCCGACTGGTATGTGGACGGTGACAATCAGAACGGCGAAAGCAGCAAAGCACACAAGGCGGCGTTCCACACGGACTACTCTTTCAACATCGCTGAGTATTTCGCCTTCTGCAACCGACTGCTCAAAAAGGAGCCGTTCAAGGGCGAAAAGGACGCTCCCTGCATGATCATGTTCTGTGCCTTTCAGCAGATACCGGAGGTCATCAGGCAGGCAGAGAAATACGGCTTCAAGAAGTATCAGTTCTTGTGCTTTATGAAGAACTACAGTCCGCAGGTGCTGAAAGCGAACATGAGGATCGTGGGGGCAACGGAATATGCACTGGTGCTTTACAGAAACAAACTGCCGAAGTTCCGCAATACCGATGCAGACGGCAAGCGGCACATGATCTTCGACCACTTCGACTGGGTGCGTGACGGCAGGGATATCCCGAAGATACATCCGAGCCAAAAGCCGGTGAATCTCCTGAAAAGACTCATCGGAATTTTTACCGATGAGGGTGATGTGGTCATTGATCCCTGCGCCGGTTCCGGCTCAACGCTGCGTGCGGCGAGGGAGCTTGGCAGACACAGCTACGGCTTTGAAGTCAGCCGAGATTTTTACAACAAAGCCTGTGAGCAGATGCTTGGGGAGGTGCAGGATGACAAAGTATGAGTGCGCCATTGTGACGGCATACACAGATATCTCGATGCTGTGCGGCGATGATCTGAAATATCTGTATGACTATCTTTCCGGCTTTATCGGCAGACCGGTGTATACACACGAGATTCCTGCGGTGGCGATGGCTTACAGAGAGCAGATCAGGGAGGACTTCCTCGATCTGTGCAGGAACGCAAAGGAGGCGGATGATGGATAAGAAACACTTGACCCTCGGCAGCCTGTTTGACGGCTCCGGGGGCTTTCCGCTTGGTGGCATCCTCGCAGGGATCGAGCCAAGGTGGAGCAGCGAAATTGAACCTTTTCCGGTGCTTGTCACGCACAAGCGGCTGCCGCAGGTGCAGCACTACGGTGATGTATCTACTCTGAACGGCGCAGAGCTTCCGCCGGTGGATATCATCACCTTCGGCAGCCCGTGTCAGGACCTGTCCATTGCGGGCAAGCGCGCCGGAATCCATGATGGTGATCGGTCGAACCTGTTCTTTCAGGCGATCCGTATCATCAAAGAAATGAGGGATGCAACAAATGGACGATATCCGCGATACTGCGTCTGGGAAAATGTCCCCGGCGCTTTCTCATCCAACGGAGGAAACGACTTCAAGGCTGTCCTCGAAGCAGTTATCGGAGTTAAAGAAAAAGGGATCGAGGTGCCTGCGCCTGAAAATCACAGATGGGCAAAATCAGACGTATATCTGGGAGACGGATGGAGCGTGGCTTACCGAGTTTTCGATGCTCAATACTGGGGTGTCCCCCAACGCAGAGCAAGAATCTACCTTGTCGCAGATTTTGCTGGCGAAAGTGCCGGAGAAATACTATTTAAGTCCGAAGGCGTGTCTGGGTATACTCCGCAGGGCTTCCGTGCGTGGCAAGGAGCTGCCGGAGGTGCTGAAGAAGGCACTGGAGAAACAGGCGGGCGGTCTGACGCTGGAGGTGGAACCCTCTGCCTGAATACACAGGGCAACAGCGGCGTCGGCATCACCGAGGACAAGGCTCTCGCACTGGTCGCACAGGATCACGGGAATCATCCTGCCGTTCTTGCCGCAGGTTTTTCCACAGAGCATAGTGCAAAAGCACGCAGCATCGGATACGAGGAGGAAGTCTCCCCGACACTGAGAGCAGGTGTTGTTCCTGCGGCACTCTCGGTCGAAAACCATCCGACAGACGGCCGTGTGAAGATCCGTGAGGACGACACCTGCCAGACACTTTGCAGCAGAGCCGGGACGGGCGGCAACAATGTACCGCTTGTCGCTGAACCGATCACGCTGAAAATCAGGTCAGGCTGCGAAGGCGGCGGCAAGGGCGCTCTCTGGCAAACTGATAAATCTGCTACGCTTGCTACCAACAACAACCAGACACTCTTTCAGCCAGAGATCAAAGCCTTCGGTGTATGCAGCAAGCATTCCAATGCGATGATGTCGGACAATCCGCACAGTGGCTTTTACGAAGCGACCACGAGCAGAACGCTTGACCAGAGCGGTGGAAACTCCGTAACATCGAATCAGGGCGGCATCTGCGTGGTAGCACCTGCGCCGGAGACATTCGATGTGCGTTTCACATCGGACGGCACGAAAAATGCTCGTGGGCATTGTTACCCGACAGACATTTCCCGATGCCTTGATACGAACGAGGGATCGCCAGACTCGAATCACGGCGGTGTCGCTGTGGTGGCTCTTGAACCGGGGGCTGCATCACGTGTCGGCGGTCATGTATACAGTGACGGCAAAAGCGGTACGCTTCGAGCCAATGCCGGCGATAATCAGCAGGCTGTTGTGGTCGCCGAGCCGGAGACCTATGCTCTGCAAGGCTCGATGATCGGTCGTGCCGACAAGAACGGTCCGCAGGGTGACGGCATCAATGAGGATGTGTGCTTTACGCTCAATACTTCAGACAGGCACGCTATTGCCGCACCCGATCCGTCTTTCACGATTTCCCGTGACAATCACTTCGCCGTTTCGGAAGATATATCTGTTACGGCAGTTGCGAGAGGTCCTGCAACGGTCGCAGCCCCGGCAGATCACTACTGCACAAGCAAGAATTCACACCACACGGTCGCTGTGCATGAGCAGGCAAACACGCTGGTCGCATCCGACTGGAAGGATCCGCCGCTTGTGAACGACCTTCCGAATGACGAGCCGGTATATATCGTAAGAAGGCTGACTCCGGTGGAGTGCGCCAGATTGCAGGGATTCCCGGACTGGTGGTGTGCCGACCTTGCGATTCCTGATCCTTCTGACGAGGAGATCGCCTTCTGGATGGAAGTATGGGAAACTTGGAGACAGATCACAAATCCCAAGGGCAAACCGAAAACGGAAAAGCAGATCCGCAAATGGCTGGCTAATCCGTACACGGACAGTGCCGAGTACAAGTTATGGGGCAACGGTGTCTCAGAGCCCGTTGTGTTCTTCGTGCTATCCGGCATTGCCTGGGCGGCACAGAATTCTGAAACTAATGCAGCAAATTGTGAACATTCTGATACTATGTAAGCTGTTCTGTATGGGCTTTCCGTGATATGCACAATCTCAGGGGCGTAAAAGCCCCGTACATTCTACGATTTACAGTCTTGATATATCCGCCGTAATGGCGTAATATGTGACTACCGCAAGGGAAAACCGAGCGGAATCAAAAACGAAACGGAGGATTCACATATGAAAACTTATGCAATGATCATTGGAAACCGCAAGGAACTCACAAAGAGAATCGAGGCACTCACCGGAGAGCGCAGCGTATACACCTTCATGCCGAGATGCGCCTATGAGATCGGGGCATTCGCAGTCGAGAAGGACGGCACACTTACGGCACAGGACGATGCCGACCAGAGCGTGATCGACACCCTGAGAGCCGAGGGTATGATCGGTGGTGAGATCATCGCAGAGAGCATCGAGGCAGTCGAGCCGGAGCAGACCGATGAGACCGCAGAGCCGGAACAGCCTGCACCGCCCGTAAGCACCGATGAATGGGACGATGATGAGGATGACGACGATGAGAACAGCGTCGAGGGCGAGAATGCGGAAGCGGAAGAGCCGGAGGAGTCCGAAGAAAATGCCGATAAGTCGGAGCCTTCCGCAGAGCCAGAAGCCGCACCTCCTGCGACCGAGGATGCCTGGGATGATGAACCGGAGGATGAACCCGGCGACGAGCCGGAAGAAACCACCGAGCTTCCTGAACCGCTGACCGCAGGGATCAGCTTCCCGCTGAGCCATCACACGGTGCAGAGCCTTACAAACCTCATCTGCATGATCCACTCTCGCGGCGCACTTCTCAGCAAGGCAACCGGCGGACAGTTTTACGCTGACAAGAGCCTCGCCGATGCGATCCTCGATGACAAGACCTTCCGCAGCATCCACGAGCTGATCGCCTACATCAGAGAATGGGAGGAAACGAATCCTGAACTGAAGGGCATCCACTTTGGAGATGGCAAGGTGATCTTTGACGGCTTCGGTGCAGCACAGGATGCCGAAACGGTGCAGACCTTCACCAAGCTCGCCGCAGCCATGAACAAGATGGCGATCACGCAGAAGCGTGTGCAGGCAAAGGATGTCGATGACAGCAACGAAAAGTACGCACTCCGCATCTGGCTGATCCGCCTTGGGCTGAACGGCGCAGACTGCAAGGTTGACCGCAAGCGCCTCATGGCTCCGCTTTCCGGACACACCGCATTCCGCAACGATGCGGAGCGTGTGCGCTGGGAGGCAAAGCAGAAGGCAAAGCGTGATGCCGCCAGAACCGAACTGACCGAGGAGGATGAAAACGATGCAGTTTCCGAATGAAAGACAGCTCAGAGCCTTGCGGGAGCGTTATCCCGCAGGCACCCGCATCCGACTGAAGCATATGGATGACCCTTATGCACCCGTACCGCCCGGCACGGTCGGAGAGGTTCAAATGGTCGATGACGGCGGCAACATACACATGGTCTGGGAGAATGGCAGAACGCTCTCCCTTATAGACGGTGTCGATGATTTCCAAGTCATTTCTGACCGCAATGGGGGCTCCGGAAAATAAGAGATCCTATTCCATTGTATCCGAGTATACCATAGAATTTCAAGTATATCAAGTGTACACATACACCAGATATGAGCAATGTATTTTCCTCGATATTCTGTGGTTTTAGCGGCTTGCTATATCCTCCGAAAGACGGTAACATGTGACACAACGGAAGGGCAAACGCCCACCGAAAAACCGAATCGGAGGATACCAAAATGACTGAGAAAACCGCACAGCAGCAGAGCAGAATGAAGGAGCAGACCATCGGGGTTGAGATCGAGATGAACAACATCACCCGCAAGGCTGCCGCAAAGCTCGCCGCCGACTTCTTCGGCACCAGCCGCACCGAGTACACCGCACACCGCAACGGCTACGAAACCTACAGCGCATGGGATGCACAGGGCAGAGAGTGGAAATTCCAGAAGGACGTCAGCATCGCAGGCCCCGACAGCGAAAAGTGCGAACTGGTCACACCGATCCTGCACTACGCAGACATCGAAACCCTGCAGGAGCTTGTGAGAAGGCTCAGAAAGGCAGGAGCGCGCAGTGATTACACGCGGGGATGTGGAGTCCACTGCCACATTGGAGCCCAGGGACACACACCGCAGAGCCTCAGAAACCTCGCAAACCTTATGGCAAGCCACGAAACCCTGATCGCCGAGGCAATCAGAGTAGACCAGAGCAGAATGCGCCGCTACTGCAGAACAGTTGACCCGAGATTCCTTGAACAGCTCAACCGCAAAAAGCCCACCACGATGGCACAGCTTGCGGACATCTGGTACGGCGCACAGGGCTGCGAATACGGCAGAACCCACCACTACAACGACAGCCGCTATCACATGCTCAACCTCCACGCTACCTTCACCAAAGGCACGGTCGAGTTCAGACTTTTCCAGTTCGCACCGCCTTCCAACGGCAAGCAGAACGGGCTCCACGCAGGCAAGCTCAAGAGCTACATTCAGCTCTGCCTCGCAATGAGCCAGATGGCAAAGGACCTGCGGAGCGCCAGCCCCAAGGAACAGCAGAAGGAAAACAAAAAGTTCGCCATGCGGACTTGGCTAATGAGAATGGGATTCATCGGGGATGAATTCGCAACGGCGAGAGAGGTCCTCACTGAGAACCTTACGGGCGACAACAGCTTCCGCTTCGGCAGATCTTAAAGGCCTGCCCTTCGGGGCGGAAGAACAAGCGGAACGGCACGGCGGCGCACACAGCCGCCACGTCGCCCCGTGTGGGGCGGAAAGGGTATCCTCCGAATCGGTATCCCATCTCAGTCAACCGCGCCACACAGCGCAAATGTAGGCAAGGCATAAAATGCACAACATACGGCACAGAATCGCCCTCGATGATCTGTTCATTTACTCGCTTGATAATGCCGCCGAAATGAGTTAACATAGCACTACCGCAAGGAAAAAACGCAAAGGAGAACATAGCATGAACAAGAAAAAATACTACATAGCCTACGGCAGCAACCTCAACATCCGCCAGATGCGATTCCGCTGCCCAGGCGCAAAGCCCATCGGCATTTCCGCGATTCCTGACTACGAACTGCTCTTCAAGGGCAGCAAGACGGGAGCGTACCTCACCATCGAGCCGAAGGACGGCGGGCTTGTTCCGGTCGCCGTGTGGGAAGTGACAGCCGACGATGAGAAGCACCTCGACATCTACGAGGGCTACCCGAACTTCTACTACAAGAAGGAAGTCCGCCTGCCAATCAGGCTGGCAAACGGCAAGACCAAAAAGGTCACGGCATTTGTCTACATCATGCACGAGGAGCGTGAGATTGCGATCCCGTCAATGACCTACATCCGCACCTGCGAGGAAGGCTACCGCAACTTCGAATTTGATTTGAAGTACCTTGACAGGGCATACATGAGAAGCACAAAGGAGGACTGAAAATGAAAGAACAAGTTTTTGAAAAGCGTACATGTCCGAAATGCGGACGCACCTACACCGAGCGACCGGCGCTTTCCCGCAACGACAACGAAACGCTGATCTGCCCCGACTGCGGAACGAGGGAAGCCCTCGACAGCATGGGCATCAGCATCGAGGAACAGGACAAGATCCTCGGCATTATCCACGAGAAGTACAACGGCGAATAAGGCGGCACAAAGGGACGTTACAGCCCCTTTCCGCATTCTCAGGGATAACTTATCCCCCACTTTCCGGGCGTGACACGGCGCGTTCTGGCGCAAACTGTGGGCTTGTGTATATGTACCTGTTCAGCTTGCTGAAAACGGCGATTCTTCTACGATTTATTTTGCACATAGGCGTGGACATATCGCCGGGATCATGGTAATATGCTACACAACGGCAGGGGCAGACAGCCCACCGGAATTCATAACATGGAGGATACGAACATGAACGACAGCTACTTTGAGGAGATGACCTTCCAGTGCGCCGCCTATGAACGCGCCAAAAAGGAGCGCGCCGAGCGCAAGGCTCAGATTGCCGAAGCCCACGGCTACGACAGCCCGGAGATGGACGCTTGGTACGCTGAGGAGAAGGCGGCAGGTCCTTACCCCTACAGCGGCGGTGAGATGAAAGCCTACTGGGTGTACAAGATGCGCCGCGAGAACGACGGTGACGAGTTCGAGATGAGCGATTACTGCTGGGACAAGGAATTCCACGATTTCATCGAAACGCTCCGCAAGCTAGGCATCACCGAGTTCACGATCACCAATCAGAGCACGGCGCTGATGGAGAACATCTACGGATTTATTGCAGAAGGCTGCACGATGGTCGGAACGCACACCATCACCAAGAAGAGCCTGCGCTGGGGCGAGGAAGAATACGAAACGGCACAGGGCATCCTTTTCAAGGTGAACTGATATCGACAGGAGCAGGGCTTCGGCTCTGCTCCCCCTCCCCCTTTTCCTCATGTGTAAATCCTACAATACGAAAGGCTGAGATCGGCGATTCTTCTACGTTTTATTTTGCACATAGGCGTGGACTTATCAGCAGGATCATGGTAATATGTGACACAACGGAAGGGCAGAACGCCTACCGAAAAACGAAACGGAGGATAACACCATGAACCCCTACACACTGAGAAAGAGCCTGAACCTGATTGATGCCAACACGGCGATCACCCGCGAGGACTTCGAGAGCCTCTTCTGCAAGACTGCAGAGCGTGTCACCTTTACCTTCAACGGTTGGGACGGCAAGAGCTATGATGGCGAGAGCCGCAGCGGTTACGTTTACCGCACCATCATCGAGGGCTACGAGAATGTGAGATTCGTTAAGGTCGGCAAGGGACTGCATTACATCGATGAGGACAGCAGCATTACCGAGAAGGCTACGGGCATCGCCCACAAGGAAGCAGAGTGGCTGGTCGATGTGAAGAGAGCATAAGCAAAACAGCGGAGCCCTTCCTGCGGGGAGGGCTTACCGCAGAAAAAAACATGGAGGTTTACGAACATGAGTACGAATTCAAGAGTCGGAATCCTGCATCAGGACGGCGCCACGGAGACAATCTACTGCCATTGGGACGGCTACCCCGAACACCAGATGCCCATCCTCACCGAGCATTATAACACCGCCGAGAAGGTCAAGGCACTGCTTGCCCTTGGAGACATCAGCATCCTCGGCGAGCGCCTTGCTCCCGATGCGGATGAGCCGCACAGCTTTGAAAAGCCTGCCGATGGTGTGACGGTTGCTTACCACCGCGACCGCAAAGAGCCGATGCAGCCTGCGGTCACCCACAAGAGCGTTGTTTCCCTGATGAGCGATGACTGGGGCATTCCGTATTACTACCTTTTCGATGAGGAAAAAGGAGCATGGCTTCCGCCGACCGAGGACTGATAGGTTCAGCCCTGCGGGGCTGACTTGCCCCACGTTGTCCTTTGTGCGGTTTTCCTGCGATAAGCTTACCCCTGCGGAAAGCCGCCTCACACGGCGCGTTTGTGTGCTGACCGCAGTCATCGCAAACCTGTCGGCCACGGGAACATGGACGGAGCGAGAAGTGATGGAAACGCTGCTGGATGTCTTTGAACCGAAGGAGCTTGAACAGCTCGGCTACGGCGACTGCGTGAACGCATACTTGGAAGAGTACGGCGGATAGCGACGACACACGCACCACGTTGCCTCGTGTGGGGCGGTGCCGGGGAGATGCGTACAGCTTGCCCCTGCGAAAAGCCGCCTTACACGGCGCATTTGTGTGCCTCCTGCGGCAAGGCATAATATGTACAATAACCGACAAAAAATCGCCTTGCACATTCTGGTAGTTTAGCCGCTTGATATATCTGCCGAAAAGAGTTATAGTGTGTACAACGGAACGGGAAACCGAGCCGAAAACTACGAAAGAACGAGGTAAACACTATGTGGCACGAAGGCACGATTCTGGCACCGACCAAGGAAGGCAAGACGGTGGTTCACTACTGGGCAAAGGTCTACGACGAGGGCAGCCAGTACGGCATCAACGAGGGCAGAATCAGTAAACTGACACTCAAGGAGAATGGCAAGGTCATCTACAACTACGACAGAGGCGAGGATGTACCCGAGCAGAACGAGGCTGCGGAGATTGCCCTTGCGATCCTGATGTACGAGTACAAGTAAATAGAACGGTCGGTGGGCGGTAGCATTAAGCCGCCCATCCAAACCAAGACGGACACACATATAAATTCAAGGTGGATATACATAGGAGAGGCTTGCAGCACGCAGGCCTTTTCTTTATGCAGATTTTTTGAGAAAAGGAGTGATGCGGATGGCTCAGAGAGGCAGAAAACCGACGCCGACAGCAATCAAGGAACTGGAAGGCAATCCGGGCAAGCGTCCGCTGAATGATGCAGAGCCGAAGCCGGAACGCAAGGCACCGCCCTGTCCGAAGTGGCTGGAGCCCGAAGCAAAAAAGGAATGGCGCAGGCTGTCAAAGCAACTGGAGCAGATTGGTGTGCTGACCGAGGTCGATCAGGCGGCATTCGCATCCTACTGTCAGGCATACGCTCGTTGGAAAGAGGCGGAAGAATTCATGACACAGCACGGCACGATCGTGAAAACGAAATCCGGCTACTGGCAGCAGGTACCGCAGGTATCTATCGCACAGACATATCTGAAAATTATGAACAAGATCGCAGAGCAGTTTGGCCTGACCCCGGCGGCAAGAAGCCGTATCACTGCCGGCGCAGATATGAAAAACGCTGCCGTTGACGATATGGATGAACTTCTCGGAGGTGGCTGATGGCGAGAACGGCAAAGGCAAGAGAAAGACCTGCCAACTATCCGAAACTGAAGGATTATAAACCGACACGCTTTATGCTGCCGGAATCGCACTACGATGCGGCAAAGGCTGACCGAGCTGTGCGGTTCATCGAGAATCTCTGCCATACCAAAGGACGCTGGGCAGGAAAGCCGTTCTGGTTGCTACCGTGGCAGGAACAGATCATCCGGGATATTTTCGGCATCGTCAAAGAGGATGATACCCGCCAATTCCGCACAGCTTATGTCGAAATTCCAAAGAAAAATGGGAAGCAGCTTGCACTGGATACACCGATCCCGACTCCGCAGGGATTCACCAATATGGGAGATCTGAAGGTCGGAGATACAGTATTCGATGAAAACGGCATTCCGTGCCATGTGGTTGCGAAAAGTCCTGTGGATGATACAGAGCAAGCCTACAAGCTGACCTTCAAGGACGGCACCTCGATCATTGCCGGGGAAAGGCATCTGTGGAACTGTCAGTATATTTACGGCAAACGCAAGGATGTTCTCTGGACGACCGGCGAGATCTATCGCAGGACAACGGAATACAGACAGCGTTTTTCCGACAGACCACAGACAAAGCGGGATTCCCTTATCCGAATTCCGGTGTGCGGTGTCCTTCAGACAGAAGCGGCAGTTTTACCGATTGATCCGTATCTGTACGGCTACTGGCTAGGAAACGGTAATGTGACCATGCCGGAGATCACTGTTCGGACGGAGGATGTCGAGGATATCATCTCGAATATTCCGTATAAGGTACACAACCGTTATCCGCAGAAATGCGGCGGCAGTGAGATCATAAAGTACAATGAACTGAAAGCAGTACTACTTGACAGCTTCCGTGAAAAGAAGATCCGACCAGAATATCTGAGGGCATCCGCAGAGCAGAGATGGGCATTACTGCAAGGGCTTATGGATTCGGACGGCTGTATCGGTGAACGCAAAGGGCAAAGTGTGTATGTCACAACGCTGCGAGAGCTGGCGCTTTCCGTCAGAGAACTGCTGTGGTCACTCGGCATCAAAAATGCAGTGAAATGTGAGCCTTCTACACGGCATGGGTGGCCGACCGGCGAGATTTTGTATATCGTCCGTTTTACAACCTTTGATGACCAACCGACATCAAGGCTTAAACGCAAAAATACACGCACACAGGCGCGGTTAAAGGAAACTCGCTCCTGTTTTCATTATCTGCTGGATATTCAACCTGTAAATCATCCTGTAAAAATGCAGTGCATTCAGGTGGACAGTCCGAGTCACCAATATCTCGCAGGACCGTCATTTGTGCCTACGCACAACAGTGAGCTTGCAGCGGCAATTGCACTGTATCTGCTCTACGCCGACAACGAGCCGTCTGCTGAGGTCTACGGCGCTGCTGCTGATCGTGGGCAGGCATCCATTGTATTCGATGTCGCCAAAAGAATGGTTGAGATGACACCGGCACTTCTGAAACGCTCAAAAATCATGGCGGCGACAAAGCGTCTGGTGAATTACAGTAATGTTGGCTTTTATCAGGTGCTTTCAGCGGAAGTCGGTACAAAGCACGGATTGAATGTATCCGGTCTGGTTTTGGATGAACTTCATGCCCAACCGAACCGCAGCCTTGTGGATGTTCTCACAAAGGGTTCCGGTGATGCAAGAACGCAGCCGCTGTACTTCCTGATCACAACCGCCGGAACGGATCGCAACAGCATCTGCTACGAGTATCACACGAAAGCAAAAGATATTCTGGACGGCAGGCGCATTGATCCGTCCTTCTATCCTGTGATCTACGGCTTGAACGATGATGACGACTGGAACGCAGAGGAGTCATGGTATAAGGCAAATCCCTCGCTCGGATACACTATCGCCATCGACCGAGTCCGCGATGCTCACCGGGAAGCCCTTACAAATCCCGCTGAAGAAAATGTATTCCGTCAGCTGAGGCTTGACCAGTGGGTAGGCAGTGCGGTGGCATGGATTCCGGAGCATATCTACGACAGGGGCAATCTTCCGATCGACCTCGAAAAGCTCCGGGGACGGGAGTGCTACGCAGGTCTTGACCTATCCAGCACATCGGATATCACGGCATTTGTGCTGGTGTTCCCTCCGCTGCATGACGGCGAGAAATACATCGTTGTCCCGCACTTCTGGCTGCCGAGAGAAACGCTCGATTTGCGAGTACGGCGAGACCATGTTCCCTACGATGTATGGGAGCGCATGGGATTATTTCATATCACCGAGGGCAATGTGGTCGATTACAATTTCGTGCGGAAAACGATCAACGAGCTGCACACGATGTACAACATCAAGGAAATTGCTGCCGACCGCTGGAATGCCACACAGCTTATCACAGACCTTGAGGGAGACGGATTTACCGTTGTTCCGATGGGCATGGGCTTCAAGGATATGTCCCCGCCGATGAAGGAACTGTACAAGCTCATACTCGAAGGGCAGTTTATCCACGGCGGCAACCCTGTACTCCGCTGGATGGCAGGAAATGTGGTCGCTGAAATTGATGCGGCGGAAAATATCAAGCCGTCCAAGAAAAAGTCCACAGAGAAAATTGACGGCATCGTAGCATGGATCATGGCACTTGACCGCTGTATTCGCCACGAGATGCAAGGCAGTGTATATGATGAACCCGACCACGATCTTGTGGTCATCTGACAGGAGGTAATGTTTATGGGCTTTTTGAGCTGGCTTGGCATCAGCAAGCCGAGAGATGCGCCGATGCTGCCGGATATTCAGGACAATGTCCGGGATTCAGGAAACCTGTTCGTTTTCGGTATGACGCACAGCGGAGAGCGTGTTGACGAGCGAACGGCAATGCAGATCGTTACCGTATACGCCTGCGTGAGGCTGCTCTCCAACACCATCGCAGGACTGCCGCTGCACCTATACAGATACACCGGACAGGGCGAGGATAAGGAATTAGCCATTGACCATCCGCTGTACAAAATACTCTATCGGCAGGCGAATCCCGAAATGAGTTCATTCTCGTTCTGGGAAGCACTCATGTGCCACCTTTTACTATGGGGCAACGCCTATGCACAGATTGTCCGGGACGGCAAAAACGGCATCCTCGGTCTCTATCCCCTGCTTCCCGAAAATGTCGAGATCGACCGTGATCCGAAATCCGGCGACCTGATCTACACTTACCACGCCTACACCGACGAAAAGCCCGGTGAGCATGACAAGGATATTATCTTCCGCAGGGATGAAATCTTACACATCCCCGGTCTGGGATTCAATGGACTGGTCGGTTTCTCACCGATAGCGATGATGAAAAATGCACTCGGTGCGGTCATGGCAGTAGAGCGATACGGCAGCGCCTTCTTCAAAAACGGAGCGCAGCCTGCCGGAGTTCTCGAACATCCGGGCGTGCTGAAGGATCCGCAGAAGATCCGCGACAACTGGACAAAGGCATACGGTGGCGCACGGAACGCACACCGCATCGCAGTCCTCGAAGAAGGTATGCAGTATAAGCCAATCTCCCTGCCGCCGGAGGATTCGCAGTTTCTGTCCACAAGAGAATTCGATGTGGAGGAAATCTGCCGGATGTTTCAGGTTCCGCCGCATCTGGTACAAGACCTCAAACGCAGTACCTTCAATAACATCGAGCATCAGGGTATTGCATTTGTGCAGTATTCGCTCATGCCGTGGATCATCCGCATTGAAAAAAGCATCATCAAAGACCTATTACTGAAAGATGAAAAAGACATCTACTTCCCGAAATTCAATGTGGATGGTCTGATGCGCGGCGACTACCAGAGCCGAATGAACGCCTACGCTATCGGTGTCGGCAACGGCTTTATGTCGCCCAACGATGTGCGCCGTCTTGAAAATATGGACTTGATCCCTGACGATCAGGGCGGCAACGACTACTACCTGAACGGCTCGTATAACAAGCTGGAGGATGCAGGTGCGGCATATGCTCTGAATCAGCCGCAGGAACAGCCGGATACCGAGGAACAGGATGAGCCGGACGAGAATCCGGGCGAAGAAACCGATGACAGATTCCTGCGAAAAAAGCGCAGGAAGAAATACAAGAATGGGGGTATGTAAATGGAAAAGTTCTGGAATTGGATCCACGATGACAGCGGCGGCAGAGTTCTTCGTCTCGAAGGTCCTATCGACTCGGAGAGCTTCTGGGGTGATGAAATTACGCCGCAATCTTTCCGCGATGAACTGTATGCCGAGGAGGGTGACATTACACTTTGGCTGAATAGTCCAGGCGGCAATGTGCGCTCAGATAGGGCGTTGTTAAAAGTAGCTTAAGGTACTACGCTGTAAGATAACGCAGCAGCCAACCTGCCTAACCGAAAGGCGAAAGCTGATACGGGAACATAGCACGGCAGGAAAGCGGTAAGTTGCCTAAAGGCATTCGGGCACGACTGAACCGCAATGGCAAGTGGATATGAGGATAAATCTGGGTTTGGTGAATGTGAGTTTCCAGTGTCCGTTCCCGGGTGGAGAGAAGAAAGTGCCTGAAACTTCTCGCTTGAAGAACAATAATGTAAGTTACCGATTATTGTGTTGTCAGATACTTCAAGCCACGTGCAAGAGAACTTGTGCAAACGAAACGAAAGCATATCCGACAATCCACAACACCTATTAACAACGCTAACTGAGGATTACCTAAATCGGAATGACTGAAAAGTCTATGTGTAATACCGAAAGGTGATAAATTTCAAGCCGTGAAACGCAAGAAAGATGACACTGAATATCCGACAGGGTAACGGAGTCTCCATAGTAGTCCGAGGACGGTAACGCCGTCTACATGGCGAAGGGAGACAGTTTGTGTGTACCAAAATCAAAACTTGATTAGAGAGGAAAGCCTCATATGAATTCAACAATAGAGATTTTGGCGAGAATCAACGAAAATTCCCTAAAACATCCCGACGAAGTATTTACACGCTTGTACAGATATTTGTTGCGAGAGGATATTTATTTTATCGCATATAAGAATCTGTACGCAAACAGCGGCGCAGCGACCAAAGGAATAGACGATGATACAGCAGACGGGTTCAGCGTGGAATATATTCATTCCATAACCGAAAGTTTGCGGAATGGTACGTATCAGCCAAAACCGAGGCTCGAACTCGCTACCTCCACCTTGGCAAGGTGGTTTGCGGAATGGTACGTATCAGCCAAAACCCACACGAAGAACCTATATTGAAAAATCCAATGGGAAAATGCGCCCGATTAGTATTCCTACTTTTACGGATAAATTGGTGCAGGAAGTCATGAGAATGATTTTGGAAGCGGTATATGAGCCGATTTTCTTAGATGTTTCACATGGGTTCAGACCTAACAGGAGCTGTCATACAGCACTGGAACAAATCAAACACGAGTTTACAGGAGTAAGATGGTTTGTTGAGGGTGACATTAAAGGCTGTTTTGACAACATTGACCATGAAACACTTGTCTCCATTGTGAACCGCAAAATCAAAGACGCACGATTTATCCAACTCCTTTGGAAAATCCTGAAAGCCGGATATTTAGAGGACTGGAGATACAACAAAACATTCAGCGGAACGCCGCAAGGCGGTATCATTTCCCCGATTCTTGCTAATATTTACCTGCATGAATTGGACAAGAAAGTAATGGTAATACGCCAGAACTGTTATAAGCCGCGAGAACGCGCATACACTCCGGAATACTCTAAATTACAGCATGAATTACGCGCAATTAAAACCAAAATCAGCCGTGCAGAGGGAGAAGAAAAGGCAGGGTTGATAAGGGAACTGAAAGAAGTCCGTAAACGCCAGAGAAACACGCCTTGTGTTTCACAGACAGATAAACGCCTATCATACGTCCGCTATGCAGATGATTTTATCATTGGTGTAGTCGGCAGCCGAGAGGACTGCGAACGAATCAAACAAGAATTGACAGAATATGTTGCAGAAGAGCTAAAAATGGAACTGAGCGCAGAAAAAACGCTCATTACACACAGCAACAATAAAGCGCGGTTTTTAGGCTATGACATTCGAGTGCGCAGAGACAGTAAGGTAAAAAAGACTAAGGCAGGACGTAAAGTCAGAACCCTGAGCAACAAAGTAGAACGCACAGTTCCCATAAAAGACAAAATTGAAAAATTCCTTTTTTCTCACGGTATTGTCTACCTAAAAAACGGGAAACTTACACCATGCCACAGAGATAGATTGCTGCATTTGACAGACCTTGAAATAGTGACCGCATACGGTGCAGAAATCAGAGGCATTTGTAATTACTATAATCTTGCCAGCAACTACTCAGATTTGCATTACTTCTGTTACCTTATGGAGTACAGTTGCCTGAAAACACTTGCCGCAAAGCATAGAACGAGTCTGAAAAAGATTCGGAATAAATATGCCAACGGTAAGAGCTGGGGTGTACCCTATGAAACCAAAAAGGGACAGAAAATCGCAGCACTTCCCACACAAGCAGACTGCGCAAATGTCAAGAACGGAACGGATACCATTCCGATATTGACAATACAACATCTACACAGTCGTACAAAATTTGAGGACAGGCTTAAAGCAAGAAAATGCGAACTCTGCGGCAGTGAGAACAGCGAGCATTACGAGATTCATCACGTAAACAAAGTGAAAAATCTCAAAGGGAAAACACTCTGGGAACAAATTATGATAGCAAAAAAGCGAAAAACGCTTGTGGTATGTCGGGAATGCCACAAGAAGATTCACGGGAAACAAAGTTGATTGAACGCAAATGGAGAGCCGGATACTCTGAGAGGGGTAAGTCCGGTTCGGAGGGGGGCTTGTGTAAACCTACTGTAGCAATACAGCAAGGCGACACTTGCCTACCCTACGTGTTCGCAGCAGCAGAAATTTACACGATGATACGTGATTATCCGCACAGGGTAACGATAAAAATCGCAAGCATTGCAGCATCGGCGGCGAGCGTGATTGCTATGGCAGGAAATACTGTGCAGATGTCTCCGACCGCACTCCTGTTCGTGCATGATCCGTCCACAATTGCGATGGGAAACGCCAAGGACATGGAAAAAGCCATCGCAACACTGAATGAGGTCAAAGAGAGCATCATCAACGCATATGCGGCAAAAACCGGACTCAGCAGAAACCGCATCAGCAAGCTCATGTCGGACGAAACATGGATCAATGCGAAAAAGGCGGTCGAGCTGGGCTTTGCAGATGAGATTCTCTTTGACGAAAAGCCCGAACCGGACAAGAAGGATGAGCCTGACGATCCGGAGGAGGATAAGCCCGAAAAGCCCGACGAGGAAGGCGGTGACGAGGACGGGGATGAAAAGAAGGAAACAGAAAAGAAGCCGTTCAAGCTGGACACCGGCGATGCCCTTTGGGAGTACAGTACCCGTGTCATGGGACAGACCATTCTGGGAAAGATCACTGCAACCGCAGCACCCGAAGACACAGAGCCGCCCGATGACGGCAATGCAGATGATGCACAGAAACCTTCCGAGGAAGGGCTGACCGCACCGACAGTTACTGTGCCGGATATGCCTGTGATCGGCATGGACGGCAAAACAGCAGACGGCTCGATGCCGTATGAAATTCTGAAACAGCAGCTTGCTTTCATGAGATAAGACACATCTCACAAGCAGGCTGTATTATTATGACCGCCGGAGTTTTACCTCCGGAGAATAGGAGAAAAAATATGAGCAAGATCATGGAACTTCGCAGCAAGCGCAATACCCTGTGGGAGCAGACAAAGGCATTCCTCGAAAAGCACCGTGGTGAGAACGGTCTCGTGGAGGCTTCCGCTGTCGAGCAGTACAACAAGATGGCATCCGAGGTGCAGGCTCTCGGCGCAGAGATCGAGCGTCTGGAACAGCAGGCAGCCCTCGATGCTGCGCTGTCCGCACCGACTTCCAAGCCCGTCACCAACGCACCGGGCGCAAAGAATACGCCGCCCACCAACCCGACTGCTACCGATGAGTATAAGGGTGCATTCTGGGATATGATCCGCAACAAGGGCGATCAGCTTGCAGTCCGCAACGCACTTTCTGTCGGTGAGGACACCGAGGGCGGCTACACTGTGCCGGACGAGTTCGAGCGCCGTCTGATTCAGGCACTGGAAGAGAACAACATCTTCCGCCAGATGGCAACAGTCATCAAGACCAACTCTGGCACCCGCAAGATTCCGATCGCCAACGATACGATGGAGGCACAGTGGATCGATGAGGGTGAGGAGATCCCGGAGACTGACACCAGATTCGGTCAGACCACTCTCTCCGCATACAAGCTCGGCACGATGATCAAGATCAGCAACGAGCTTCTGCACGACTCCGCATTCGACCTCGCATCGTATATCGCTGCACGTTTCGGTGTGGCAATGGGTAATGCCGAGGAGCGTGCGTTCTTCACCGGTGACGGCGACAAGAAGCCCCTCGGCATCCTCGATGAGACAGGCGGTGCAGAGCTTGGTGTTACTGCGGCATCTCAGACTGCGATCACCTTCGATGAGATCTTCGACCTCTACTACAGCCTGAAGTCTCCCTACCGCCGCAACGCACAGTTCGTCTGCAACGAGACCATTCTCCTTCAGCTCATGAAGCTCAAGGACAAGAACGACAACTACCTCTGGAAGCCGAGCCTTGATATCGCAAAGCCGGATACACTTCTCGGCAGACCGATCCGCACCTCTTCCTTTATGCCGGGTATTGCAAAGGGCGAACGTGTTCTCCTCTTCGGTGACATGAAGAACTACTGGGTGGCTGACAGACAGAACCGCACCTTCCGCCGTCTGAATGAGCTGTATGCCCGCACCGATCAGGTGGGATTTATGACCACCCAGCGTGTGGACGGCCGTTTGATTCTGCCGGAATCTGTCAAGGTTCTCAAGATGGCTGGAACAAAGGCTACTACGACTGGCGGTAACACCGGCGGCGGTGCAGGCGGCAACGGCTGATGAACGGAGGGCAGATAAGTGACTCTGATCTCACTGCCTGAAACAAAAAACTATCTCCGTGTAGATCATTGCGAGGATGACAAGCTCATCCTCACTCTGATCGATACGGCACAGCGGCTCGTGATGGATGTGGGGCGCATGAATGAAAAGCAGCTCGCGGAAAATGAGGAGACCTCCCGGCAGGCTATGCTGTATACTGTTTCGTACCTCTATGAAAACCGCAATACTGCTGATTATCATGCGCTGACGCTGACACTCAGGGCACTGTTATTCGCACAGAGGGAGGGCATCGTCTGATGGAGATCGGAAAACTGAATCAGCGCATCGCCGTCCTTGAAAATCATGTCAAAAAAGATGCGATCGGCAATCACAAGGCTCAGTGGGAGGAGGTGTTCTCCCTCTGGGCTTCTGTGACTGTATCCAATAACGGTGCATCAGAGGAGACGGACACCGGCGTGACCAGAGCGATACAGAAAATCGAGGTCATTATCCGACAAACTCCGCAGACTAAGCGCATGGCATCGACCATGTACAGAATCCGCTTTGACGGTCTGGATTATGACATCAAGGGCATTGTGCCGAATTTCCAGACACAGGACTATATGAAGCTGATATGCGAATCACGGAAAGCAGGTGCGAAGGATGACATCTATTGACGATATGGCATCGGAGATCATGAAAGGCTTGACGGAATATGCGGAGCTTGCTGATACAGCGATGAAGAAGGCTGTCCGCAAAACAGCGACTGCCGTCAAGAATGAGATCTCCGCTAACGCTCCGAAAAAGTCCGGTCGTTATCAGAAAAGCTGGGCTGCAAAAAAGGTAAAGGAGAACAGCCATACACTCGAAATGACGGTGCATTCCAAAAACAGATATCAGATTGCACACCTGTTGGAGCATGGTCATGCAAAACGCGGCGGCGGCAGAGTTGCGGCGATTCCGCATATCGCTCCTGCCGAATCAAACGGTGAAGTTCTGCTCACAGAACTGATCGAAAAAGCCCTGAAAGGATAATGCGCATGACCTACGATGAAATTAACGAAATGATGCAGGAGATCGGGATGCCCTTTGCGTACCACCATTTCGCAGAGGGTGAAAGCCCCGAGCCTCCGTTTACAATCTTCCTGTCACCCGGCGAGAATACTTTCGGTGCAGACAACCTTATGTATTTCAGCTTTAAGCAGTTGAATATTGAGCTGTACACCGATGAAAAATCACCGGAAACGGAGGAGCGTGTGGAGGAAGTGCTGACACAGCACAACATCTATTACACAAAATCAGAGGTATGGATAGAGTCTGAACGGCTCTACGAAGTCCTCTATATCATGGAGGTATGAAAAATGGCACTTCAGAAAAACAAAGTCAAGTTCGGTCTGAACAAGGTTCATTATGCAAAAATCACGGCATGGTCGGAAGAGGGTGTGCCGACATTCGCAACGCCGGTGCGCCTGCCCGGTGCGGTGTCGCTTTCTATCGATGCCAACGGCGAGAACGAGAACTTTTTTGCTGATAACGGCGTGTACTATGTCATCAACAACAATGCGGGCTACGAGGGCGACCTTGAGGTGGCACTCATCACGACCGATTTTGCAACTACGATCCTCGGCGAGCAGCTCGACAGCAAGGGTGTTCTTGTGGAGCGCAATGATGCAGAATCTGCACAGTTTGCACTTCTCTTTGAGTTCAACGGTGATAAGAATCACATCCGCCATGTGCTGTACTGCTGTTCGGCATCCCGCCCCTCGACCGAAAGCTCCACAACCGAGGAGTCCACTGAGGTCAAGACGGAGACACTGTCGCTGAAGGCTACTGCACTGCCTTCCAGTCTGGTGAAGGGCAAGACCTGCGAAAGTACCGACCAGACGACTTATGATAACTGGTACGACGCAGTGTATATCCCGACTGCTGCGACCACCAACAACAGCACCGGCACACGTTCGGCAAGTACCGCAAAGGGCGGCAGCACAGCCGCAGCAACCACTACTGACTGATTCGGAGGAGAATGAATATGGCAATCAAGAAAATCATCACTGTTGACGGCATCGAGGTTCCTTTCAAGGCGAGCGCAACCCTGCCTCGCCTTTACCGCGCCAAATTCCGCAAGGACATCTTCAAGGACTTTGCGGCGCTGAAGGACTCCGTGGATGAAAGCGATGAGCAGGATTCCGGTCTCGGCATAGAGAGCCTTGAGGTCTTCGAGAACATCGCATGGACGATGGCAAAGCACGCTGATCCGGAAAATGTTCCCGACAGCCCGGATGATTGGCTCGAACAGTTCAACTGTTTCTCGATCTACGAGGTTCTGCCGCAGCTCTTTGAGCTTTGGGGAATGAATCTGGAGACACAGGCAGAGTCAAAAAAAAATCTCGCCCAGTTGACCGCGAAATGACAACGCCGCTGTTTCTTCTCCGATGTGTGCAGATCGGGCTGAGTCTTTCCGACCTTGATCTGCTCACCATCGGAATGGTTGATGAGATGTTCATCGAAAGGGATAATGATGAAGCGACCTATAACTATAAAGCCACGCAGAATGACATGGACAAATTTTGAGCATGAAAAGCAAGAAATATCGTGGGAATCTTTGCGAAAAGGTATGGATATTATCGTGCGGCAAGTTCTGAAAATTACGATTGTACTCCTGATCTACTCCCTTACAAATGCGCTAATATTGATTACCGTCGATTCAAATGGTGATAAATACATCACATTGCACGAAGAACTATCGAATTTTTTGTGCATTCTTCCAAAAGTGATATATTTATCACTTTACCTCTTGACATTATCGCAAATGTGTGATATAATTGTCACAGAAAGTGAGAAATACCTCACTTGGGAAGGCGGTAATATTTATGAAAAAGAACTCTCCGAAAACGAAAGAACCCATTAAGTCCTTGCGCTCCTATCATGCGGCCATCGCAGCACTATCTGCCTTTGGCATCATTGCCATTCTGTTTCTTGACGATTGGTCGGAAATGGTCGTGTGGTTGCCCATCGCAGTTGCAGTATTCTTTGATGGTAAGTTTGAAAAAGCCAATGAACTCGCAAAACAAAATCTTGCCAAAGCGAATACGCTCATCATGTGGATTCTTTTTGCGGCATTCGCAATTATCGGTATGTTCGCAAGGAACAGTGCTATTCCGGCCACAGTTTTTATTGGAATTATCTGTGCTTTGCTTGCAATCAGAAGCATCCTCTTTCTAATCATGGACACAACGTTCAGCAAGGAGGACGCAGATGTCTGAGCTTGTGACGAAAATTCGTGAATACCGTGCAAAAACAGGAATGAGTCAATTAGAGCTTGCCGAATTGACAGGAGTCCGGCGTGAAACGATTATTCGGCTTGAAAAAGGGCAGTACAATCCATCGCTAAAACTTGCTATGGATATTGCGCATATCTTTGGAACAACGGTCGAGGAACTCTTTTCATTCATCGATTCGGAATAACAAGTAAATTACCACACACAGAGCAGTCCTTCGGGGCTGCTTTTTATACCCTAACGGGAGGTGATATCGCATGGCAGGGAGAATTCGTGGGATCACAGTTGAAATCAATGGTAACACAACCGGTCTGCAAAAAGCCTTACAGAACGTAGATAAGAACATCAAAAACACGCAGACACAGCTCAAGGATGTCGAAAAGCTGCTGAAGCTCGATCCGACCAATACGGAACTGCTTGCTCAGAAGCAGAAGCTCCTCGGTGATGCTGTCAAAAGCACAAAGGAACGCCTGGATACCCTGAAAAAAGCCAGCGAGGAAGCCGCCAAAACCAAAGACAACTATGATGCTTGGAAGGCAAAATACGATCCGATCAAGCAGAAGATCGGTGAGACCGAAAACAAGCTGAAAGAACTGAAGGAACAGGCGAAAACCGCCGATGAACAGCTTTCCAAAGGTGAGATCTCGCAAGAAAAATATGACGCTTTGCAGCGTGAGATCAAGGAAACCACCGATGAACTTACCTCTCTGAAACAGCAGGCAAAGGATGTATCCGATGAGTTTGGCAACCCGATCAGCCCGGAGCAATACGATGCCCTTCAGCGTGAGATCATCGAGACCGAGCAGGAGCTTCAGAATTTGCAAACGGAGGCAAGCAAATCCCAAGAGGCTCTTGTGAAAATCGGTCAGGCGGGTGAAACCCTTGAAAAGGTCGGCGGAAAAATCGCCGATGTCGGTGAAACACTGACTACCCATGTGACCGTGCCTGTCCTTGCTGCCGGTACTGCCGCTGTGAAAACGGCATCGGATTTCGACACTGCCATGAGCAAGGTCGCCGCTGTATCCGGTGCGACCGGTGACGAGCTGCAAGACCTGAGAGACAAAGCCCGTGAGATGGGCTCCAAGACAAAATTCTCCGCATCCGAAGCCGCAGAAGCCATGAACTATATGGCGATGGCAGGCTGGAAAACTGGAGATATGCTTGACGGTATTGAGGGTATCATGAACCTTGCGGCGGCGAGTGGAGAAGATCTCGCAACCACATCGGATATCGTCACGGACGCTCTGACCGCTTTCGGACTGACAGCCGCTGATTCCGGACACTTTGCTGACGTACTTGCAGCAGCATCGTCCAACGCCAATACCAATGTGTCCATGATGGGTGAAACCTTTAAGTATTGTGCGCCTGTTGCCGGTGCTTTGGGGTTCTCCTGTGAGGACACTGCCGAGGCGATCGGTCTCATGGCGAACAGCGGTATCAAGGGTTCACAGGCAGGTACGGCGCTCCGTTCTATGATGAATGCGCTTGCCGGAGAGGTAAAATTCTGCGGTGATGCCTTCGGCGAAATCGAAATTGCAACGACCAATACCGACGGCTCCATGCGTGAGCTGAATGACATTCTCGCAGACTGCCGTGTGGCTTTTGCACAGATGTCGGAATCGGAACAGGCAAATGCGGCACAAGCACTTGTCGGCAAAAATGCAATGTCCGGTTTTCTTGCAGTTATGAACGCCGCACCCTCAGATATTGAGAAGCTGAACAGCGCGATCAGCACTTGTTCCGATGAAGTGGACGGCTACAACGGCGTTACCGAAAAAATGGCCGCTGTCATGCAGGACAACCTCGGCGGTCAGCTCACCATTCTGAAATCGCAGCTTGAAGAATTAGCCATTTCCTTCGGTGAAATTCTTATGCCTGCGATCCGTGCTATCGTTAGCAAAATTCAAGCTCTGGTAGATAAGCTGAATCAAATGGATCCGGCGACCAAAGAAACGATCGTCAAAATCGCTCTGGTAGCCGCTGCACTGGGTCCGCTTTTAGTCGTTGTCGGCAAAACAATGGTCACAGTCGGCAAGCTCATGCAGTTCATTTCCAATCTGCCGACCATTATTGCAGGTGCAAAGGCGGCATTCAGTTCGTTCGGTGCGGCTATCGGCGGTATCTCTGCGCCTGTGGTCGCTGTCATTGCGGTTATTGCCGCTTTGGTGGCGGCTTTCGTGCATCTATGGAAAAACAATGAGGAGTTCCGAAATAAGATCACGGCGATCTGGGAGCAGATCAAGGGCATTTTCTCAGGCTTCTGTCAGGGAATTGTTGACCGTCTCAACGCTTTAGGCTTCGACTTTGAGAACATCGGCGAGGTCATTAAAGCTGTATGGGAAGGACTGTGCAATTTTCTTGCGCCGATTTTTGAGGGCGTATTTCAGCAGATTGCTAACATCTTCAAGGCGGTAACGGATATCCTACTGAATGTGTTGGACATTTTTATCGGTATCTTCACGGGTGACTGGGAAAAAGTCTTGAACGGCATCAAGGGTATTTTTGTAGCGGTATGGAACTTCCTGAAAGACACGCTCCAAAACTATATGAATGTGCTGTGTAACATTTTCGGCACAAGCCTTGACGAAGTGAAAGAGTTCTGGGTGAATGTCTGGAATGCAATCAAGAACTTTTTTGTCGGTATCTGGAACGGTATCAAAAACTTCTTTACAGGTGTCGTAAATGGCATTGCAACATTTTTCACCAACATCTGGACAGGCATCAAGAACTTTTTTGTCGGTATCTGGACGGCAATTTATAACGATGTAACCACAAAAATCAATCTCATCAAGACCGTCATTGAGACTGTGTGGAACGCCATCCATACAGCAATCACAACAGTCATGAACGCCATCTGGTCAGTCATTACGACTGTATGGCAGACGATCTATGACATTATCTCTCCGCTGCTCGAAGCATTCCGTTATCTGTTCGAGACCATTTTTCAGGCAATTCAGATTCTCATCGGCATGGCAATGGACTGGATTCACGAGAAAATCACTGCTATCTGGAATGCCATTGTAGCCTTCTTGACTCCCATTTTGGAGAGTATCCGCGACTTCTTCCAGACCATTTGGGATGCGATCTGCACTACGATCAGTACTGTGCTTGATACGATCAAAAGCATGATAGAGACTGTGTGGAATGCAATTTCCGGCTTTATCAGCACGATTCTGAACGCGATCTGGTCTGTGGTATCTTCCATCTGGAACAGCATCAGCGCACACATTTCGGCTGTGCTGAATGCGATTCATGCTGTGGTAAGCAGCGTATGGAACGCTATCAGCGGATTTATCAGCAGTATCCTGAATGCTATTTTCTCTACAGTCTCAAACATCTGGAACAGCATCAAAAATACAGTCACAACTGTGATGAATGCGATCAAGACCACAGTCTCGAATATCTGGGAATCTGTAAAATCCGCAGTATCTCAGAAGATCACTGCAATCAAGACGACCATTGAAAACGGCTTTAATGCGGCAGTCAGCTTCATCAAGAACCTTGCATCGCAGGCTTTCTCATGGGGCGCTGACATCATCAACGGCATTGTGAACGGTATCAAGAGCTGTATCAACAAGGTATCCGATGCGGTCAAGGGTGTGGCTGACAAGATCAAGTCTTTCCTTCACTTCTCTGTACCTGACGAGGGACCTCTTGCGGATTTCGAGTCCTGGATGCCGGACTTCATGCAGGGGCTCGCAGACGGAATCAATGCAAATACCAATGTTGTGGGCGATGCCGTCAACAACTTTGCCGGAGGTCTTGCTGAGAAGATCAGCAGTGTGATCCAAAACGCACTGTCCACTGTGGTAACCTCGGTGCAGGGCTTCATGACGCAGGTCTTTGATACAGTTAAAACGGTCTGGTCGAACGCAAACACGGCAATTGATGCGACCATGTCAAAGATCAAAAGCGGTGTTACTGCGGGCTGGAAGGCTGTTGTATCCACAATCAAAAACGCCCTTGACAGCATCAAGAGCGTGGTGACAACGACATGGAAAGCGGTTCATTCTGTTATCGAATCTGCACTGAACGGCATCAAGAAAATTGTTACTACAGTATGGACGGCGCTCAAAACACTCATCAATACCGGTCAGCTTGACATCAAATCTGTCATCAATACCACATGGAACGCTGCAAAAGATGTGGTGAATACAGTCCTGACCGGCATCAAATCCGTGGTGCAGTCAGTCTGGAACGCTATGCCTGACATCGTGCGCAATCCGATGAACCAAGTCAAGGATGCTGTGCTGTCTATCTGGGATAACATCAAAAACGGCATCAATGACAGGCTCGGCGGTGTACGGGATGCAGTCAGCGGTGCGATGAATGCGGTGTATCAGGCGGTCATGGACAAGGTCAACAGCTCGTGGTCTTGGGGACGGGATCTCATGCAGAACCTCATCAACGGTCTGAACTATATGCTCGGCAATCTCATCAATACTGTTGCGGACGTAGCACGGGCGATCAGCGATTATCTGCACTTCTCTGTTCCCGACAAGGGACCGCTGACATCTTTTGAATCTTGGATGCCCGACTTCATGAAGGGGCTTGCACAGGGCATCAACAAGAGCAAGAAGTATGTGGAAAAGGCTGTATCCTCCGTAGCCGATGCGATGTCGCTCACAATGCAGTCGGGCTTTGATATGAAGTTTGACGGCATTTCGGGTGCAATGCTGGACGGCGGCAGCGGTGGTGTTGTCAACAACTACTACAACAACGACAACAGCCGCACAGTGAATCAGACAAACAATAGTCCGAAATCACTGTCACGGCTGGAGATCTATCGTCAGACGCGGAATGCGCTGAATGTTTGATGGGTGGGAGCAATCCTGCCCCATTACTGCGGTAAATCATAATTTATTCTTCCAATAAATAATCTTCATCGATTGTTTTGATGTGGTCTATTATATTATTCAAAGCCTCTTTGAATGAATTAAAAAACGTTTCCTCGCCATCAAAATAACGGATAAACTTTCCAGATATGTTCGATAAACACAATACTTCACCATCGCCAATGATTTCGGCAATAACAATATAATCAGTTGGAAACCATTCTGCTTTATCTTGATGAAAATGGTTGATAATCATATCTATGTTAAAAAAATCAGCGGAATAGTTATTCATTATCATTCCGTTAGAAAATCTCAAAAAGTCCTTATAATCCTCTGGTAATGAATGATTGATTAGTTTTTCAAGAGTAGATATTTCAATATCTGTTGCAGGTGCATTGAAAACGAATCTTTTGATACCTTCAAGTTTTACTGCAATATCAACTATTTCATTGATTTCTTTCGTTAAACTGTTATTAGGGATTTCTGGTGCTAACATATTTACCTCTCTATATTCCGATTTAGCGCAGAGAGCCCGCGCTACGTTTTTTTCTATTATAGCACATTCATTCCGAAAAAGTAAAGGGGGCGCAACCATGTTTTTCAAACTTATCCTCGAAAATGCCAACGGCGATCGTGTGGATATGACCGCCACGGCAAATCAGTATATAACCTCAAAAATCGATGGGCTTTCTCCGCCACCCGGCACGATCAGCACCTCCAGCTACGCGGGCATGGACGGCAGCTACCTGAACAATGCCTTCATTGAGAAGCGGAATGTTGTCATTTCCTTCGAGATGCGCGGCGTAGGTGTGGAATCCCGCAGGCACCAGCTATACAAGGCGGTCAAGCCTTCCCGCTACATCAAGATTTACTACGCGACCGCAGGCATTGACGTGTTTGCAGAGGGCTATGTGGAGTCCTGCGAGGTGCAGAACTTTGAACAGCTTACAACCGGGCAGATTTCTATTCTCTGCCCGGATATCTATTGGTATTCCACGACATCGGTCATGGCGTACTATTCGCAGATCACCGGAGCATTCACATTTCCGTTCCCGACCGAAAGCAATCCGGAGCCATTTGTGCTGGGCAAATACAACACGCAGAACATGATGACCATTGTCAATGACGGCGACAAAATCGGTTTCACTCTGGTAATTGAAGCGCTGGAGGATGCACGTTCTCCCACACTGTATAATGCGGATACTGACGAATATCTTCAAATCACGGGAGAGATTCTCGCAGGCGACATTATTACCGTGACGACAAAGACAGGTCATAAGACAGTAACGCTCGACAGAGGCGGTGTCAAGACAAATATCATCAACCGCCTTGTTTCCGGCTCAACATGGCTGACACTGCGTGAAGGCAGAAACCGCTTTTACCTGCGCGGCACGGGGCTGCAAAATCTGAGGGTGACCATCGTTCACACGAACGCTTATCTGGGGGTGTGATATGCAGATTGAAGTGTATAACATGGAAGCAGATGAAAGCAATCTGACGATCACACTGGAAGCGGTGTGCGATTCGTTTTCCTCGCTCCTGTGGGATATTGAATACTATCAGTGCGGTAGCTTCGAGGTGTATATTGCAGCCAATCCGAAAAATCTTTCGATTTTTCAGACCGGACGCCTTGTCGGCAGAGATGATGACAGCCATCATTTCGGAATTATCGAGTCTGTACAGATCGACACTGATGCCGAGAACGGCGACTATCTGACTGTAAAAGGCAGATTCCTTATGTGTCTGCTTGAACGCCGCATCATTAATCCGACGCTTTCTATCACTGCCGATACCGCTTACAGTGATATTGTCCGCAATGCAGTCGCACTGAATGCAATACAGCAGGATAACCGCCGTATTCCGAGTCTTTCCCTCGGAACTGTGTCCGGTGCCTGTTGGGAGCAGACAGCAACCTTGCAAGTCAGCTACGCCAATCTTATGGAATGGGTGTATACCATCTGCGAGAAGATCGGCGGCACAGCAAATATCCGGATTGTGAAGAACAGCGGCGAGACCTATAAAATGGTCTTTGATTTATCTGAGGGAACGGACAGAAGCATCACACAGGACGATGAGCCGCATATCATCTTTTCCAATGCTTACAGCAATCTGCTATCATTTTCCTATGCTTCCGATTCAGCTATCACACGCAACTTTGCCTACATCTATGGGCATGGTGAAGGTTCAGAGCGTAAACACACAACATATTGTGTCGGAGAAGAACCTGCATATTTGTCTCGCTATGAGCTGTATGTGGATGCAAAGGATATCTCCGAAGAAGAACAAACCGAGGGTGTGACAGTACCGATTCCTGAAGAGCGATATATCGAATTATTAAAGTCTCGCGGCTCAGAAAAACTGGTCGATCCGAAAACAGCCTCAGAATCGGAGATAGCGGCAGATTCTACACAGTATGTCTACAACCGTGATTATTATGTTGGTGACTATGTGACCGTGGAGCATAAGCGTTTTGGCATGATACAGCCGCAGATACAGCTCATCGGCATGATCGAGGGCTTCGACCAGAACGGACGGAGCCTGACACCAACTTTCAAGGAGGCATGATATATGGCTTTTTACAGCGGTTTCTTTAATTCAAAAGGGCTTGACCGCACCTATACGGCGGAGGACTTCACATCGTATCTTTCGTCTATCATCTGCAACGGCATCCTCGATACCTACGGGCAGATGTTCAGGCTGACCGCAGCATCTTCCGGTCTGGAAGTGACGCTCGGCACCGGAAAGGCGTGGATCGACGGACACTATTTCATCAATGACGCCCGATACAGCATCGACCTGACAAGCTATCAGGATGAATCCCTGCCGAGATATGTGGCGATTGCAATTCTGCTTGATGTGGGAGAGTCGGTGCGAAGTGTATCTCTTGAAATCACTCCCGGAACGCCTGCGGAGAATCCGACTCTGCCTTCACTGCCGACAGATGAAAATAAAACCCGACTGCTCATGTATGCGGTACGCCTGAATCCCGGTGCAACGGAATTGTCCGACCGTGACTGGTGGGATTACCGTGAGGACAAGAATGTCTGCGGATACTGCAAGTGCATCCTCGGTAAATGCAAGATCACGGAACTGATGTCACAGATGGCGCAGCTTATCGCAGAGGTACAGGAAAATAATCAGACGATTGAGGAACTCACCAATAAGGTGGAAGAACTGACCGCCGAGGTTGAGGATATCGGGGATGTGATCTTAGCTGGACAGTGCGGTGATAATGTCTATTATGTATTGTACTCCAACGGCAAGGTGCTGCTCAAAGGCACAGGACCGATGTACGAATACGATAGCTCCGACCGTTCGCCGTTCTACAGGAATGACGCAGTAAAGAAGGTTGTGGTATCTGAGGGTATTACTTCTGTCGGATACGATGCATTTTTGCGCTGTATGGATCTTGAATCTGCCTCGCTCCCGTCAACGCTCACATACATCGGAAGCGGTGCCTTCATGCCTGCGGATGAAGGAATGGGTGCTGCGGGAAAGCTGAAAAGCATCACCATTCCGGATGCAGTATCGACTATCGGCGGCGGTGCATTCTGGGGTGCTGCATTGACTTCTCTTACAATTCCGCACAATGTTTCTTCTGTCGGAAGCTATGTGTGCAGAGACTGTACTCGGCTGGTATCTGTAAGATACGAGGGCTCTGTGATCGGAGCATATATGTTTGTGAGCTGTACGTCTTTGAATGAGTTCACAATCGCAAATACGGTTACAGAAATCAAAGAGCATTGCTTCAATTACTGTACTTCACTTCAGACGATCACTTATGAGGGCAGTCTGGTACAGTGGCAGGCAATTCCGAAGGGTACGAGCTGGGATGGTAAAGGCGGCTCCGGACTTGCTGTATCCGGTTTGACCCGTATCCAGTGTCTTGACGGATTTATGGAATGGGATGACGAGAACCATGAATGGAAAGTTGGTGAAGAATAATGTGGAAATTTCTTGTAAAGAACCAGAGTATTGAGATCGTGGAGCGTGAGATCCTCGCAGATCACCAGATCCAGTATGTGCAGTTCAAGTTCACCTTTGACGGTGACTGGAAGCATTTTCACAAGGTCGTGCAGTTCTCGCAGTGCGATGAGGTGTATAGTATCGCTCTGGGAGTTGATGGTACGAGCTGTTATCTGCCGGCGGAGCTTCATGCGGGTGCGACGAAAATGGCTGTGTTCGGCTATGATACGGAATCGAATACGACTGTGAGAGCAACAACCGTTCCCGTGACGCTGAATATCCGGGAATCCGGCTTTGAGGGGGGTGATCCGCCTATCCCGCCGACACCCGATCTGTATACACAGCTTCTGAAGCGTATCGAGGATGCAGAGCACGGTCTTGACGGCAAATCCGCCTATGAGATTGCTGTGGAGCATGGCTATGTCGGCACAGAGGAGGAATGGCTGGCATCATTACACGGCAAGGACGGCATCACGCCGGATATGTCAGAGTATCCGAAAACAACGGAGGTCACAACGATAATTGAGCGTGAGATTGCTCCTGTAGCGGAGGAGTCGCACACCCATCCGAATAAGGAAACGCTCGACCGCCTGACACCTGAACTGATGCAGGAGCTTGAAAGCTTGCAGCAGTTTGAGGACAGCACCACCTATGAGATTCAGACACTGAATGAAGCTGTGGAGAACCTCAGACCGAGTACGCATACGCATAACAATCTCGATGTTCTGAACGCACTGACAGTGGCACTTCTCGAAGATTTGCAGGGCTTACAGCAGTTTGAAGATGCCACGAATTATGATATCCATGATATCCGGGAAGCTCTTCTTCCAATCAGTTCCGCCGCACATACCCACAACAATAAGGCTGTGCTGGACACCATCACAGAGCAGTATATGCGTGATGAAGCAGCTTTTCATGCACAGACAGCGGACGCTCTGCACGGACTGTCTACCGGACTGAGCGAGGTTTCAGCACAGGCGCATACCCATGAAAACAAGGCGGTGCTGGATAATATCACACAGGAAATGCTTGACGATATGGCTTCTATCGGAACAGTAGTCGGACAGGCGCACTAGCATCACAACCTCTCAACGCTGAACGGAATCACCGACTCCCATGTGACACGCTGGAACGAGGCATATACTACATCTATGAACCTGACGGAGCGTGTGGGGGTAAATGAGGGTGTGTTCGAGCGTTTCAAGACGGAAATCCTTTATGATATGCAGGGCGCAAAAACATCCATCACAGAGATCAATACTCGTTTGGCAGCATTGGAGGATGCACTTTCCGGTGTCGAAACCGCACTGGCTGATATCGTGGAGGTGAGCGAATGAGCATCGGAAACTATCTGACTGCTCTTGATGAGCAGAGAGACCAGCTTGCGAGAAACCTTGTGACAATGGGCGTGCAGGCATCGGAATCCGAAAAGCTGAATACCCTCGTGCCGAAGGTGCTGCAAATTCCGCAGACAAAACCGGATATCACGCTGTTCAAGGCTTCCACCGATACGCTTCATGATTACGGTGAGAAGGTGTATACCTTCTACAATGACGGTTATCGCAGCCTTGCAGGTTTTACCGAATCCTACGAGCATTTCTGCTGCGAGGAGAACGGCTATGCCATCTACTACAATCAGCCGGATTTCAACTGGGGTGCGGTTATTTACACCATGTGCGTCGAGCCGGTTCGCATTACCCCATCGAAATCCATTCTGCTTAGCTATACATCCGGTGCAACTGATATCGGTGAGATGTGGCTTGTTCCGAAAAGCAGTGAAGTGTTATCCCCTGCAGATACCGCCCGATATATTTACGAGGCGATTCAGAATAATAACGCTATTTCTGTCTCATTCGGCTGGCTTGGCACTTTGGGCAATTATATCAATGTCCTGCACGAATGCAGCAACATCAGTGACGGCGAGTATTACCTTGCTTGGAAGGCGGTGACGGACAACACGAGCCCGATGATCCGTTCAGTCAAAATTGTAGATACAGCAATTTGAAGGAGGACAAAATGAAAGAAAATATCTGTACCGCCGCCGGAGTCATCGGCGGCTTTTTTGCGGCACTGCTCGGAGGGTGGGATTCAGCGTTGATCACACTGATTATTTTCATGGCTATCGACTTCACCACCGGACTGATTGCAGCATCTATGGGCAGAAGCAAGCACAGCAAGACCGGCAGACTCAGCTCCAAGGCAGGTTGGGTGGGACTTGCGAAGAAATTCTGCATTCTGCTCATGGTCGTTGTGGCTGTCCGCATGGATATCATGATCGGTACCACATATATCCGTGATGCGACCTGCATCGGCTTCTGTGTCAATGAACTGTTGTCCATCGTGGAGAACACGTCGCTTATGGGTATCCCATACCCGGAACCGATTCGCAAGGGCATTGAAGTTTTACAAAACAAAGTCAAGGAGGACGACCATGATTAAGACCTATTCCTATTCAGACAACACCCAACTCTCTGCACATTTCAATGCAAAAGAATTCCGCTGCAAATGCGGCAAGGTGCATGAGTTTGGTATCTCCAACGAACTTGTGGATAAGCTGGAGAAATTATACGCCGCACTCAACTGCTCTAAAATCATTGTGACCTCCGGCTACAGATGCCCCACACATGATAAGAATGTGGGCGGCAGCGGTACCGGACAGCATACGCTCGGCAATGCGGCGGATATCTGCTGCTACGGTCAGGACGGACAGCCGATCAGTTCAAAAATCGTCTGTAAAAAAGCACAGGATATCGGCTTTACTGGCATTGCCAACATTACCGCCGCATATATCTACACGCATGTGGATATGCGTCCGAATGGCAAATGGTATGGTGATGAAGTTCACGGCAACAGCTCTGTGACCGATGATTTTTACAAGTATTTTACCGCTGATACTGCGGATAACCACAAAGAGGCTGATACTATGAAAGGTATCGATGTGAGCGTCCACAACGGCGATATCGACTGGGGCAAAGTGAAAACTGACGGTATCGACTTCGCTATTCTGAGAGCCGGTTACGGCAAGCTGGCATCCCAGAAAGATCAGAAATTCGAGCAGAATTACAAGAATGCAAAAGCTGTGAATCTCCCTGTCGGTGCGTACTGGTATTCCTATGCGATGAATGAGAACGAAGCTCGGCAGGAGGCGGATGTGTTCCTTTCCGTCATCAAGGGAAAGCAGTTTGAAATGCCTGTATATTTCGATCTTGAGGAAAAGAAGCAGTTCAACCTCGGCAAGGAGAAAGTCTCCGCCATTATGAGAGCATTTCTTGAAAAAGTCGAATCTGCCGGCTATTTCACTGGGCTCTACGGTTCTGCTTCATTCCTCACTACCCACACTGCCGATGATATCAAGAGCCGCTACACCATTTGGCTTGCCCACTGGGTCGATCAGACCAACTACAGCGGTGCCTACGCCATCTGGCAGTACAGCAGCAAAGGCAAGGTTGCTGGCATCAACGGTAATGTGGATCTGGATATCTGCTATAAGGATTTCCCGACCATTATCAAGGGTAAGGGGCTGAATGGATACGGCAAGGAGAAAGCCCTGACAAATCCGCCTGCGCCTGTTTCGGATGACGGCATTTCTGTTGAAATTACCGTTGACGGGAAGAAATACAGTGGAAAACTGAATAAGGCGTAAAAAAACTCCCCGGAACTGCTCAAAACGAACAGCTCCGGGGAGCATTATTTCGGGATCATATCTTAGCGAGGTATTATCCCTCAATTGCAATATACTTGTGATTCTCCAGCTTCTTAGGCTCTGCCTTCGGAACGCAGATGTTCAGAACACCGTCCTCAAACTTTGCCTTCACATCGGCTTCGGTAACAGTATCACCGATATAGAAGCTTCTCTGCATTGCACCGGCGTAACGCTCCTGACGGATCAGCTTGCCCTTCTCAGTCTTTTCGTCCTTGTCAAGACCCTTTGCGGCACTGACAGTCAGATAACCGTTCTGAAGCTCAAGATTAATCTGGTCTTTCTTGAAGCCCGGCAAATCGATAACGATCTCATAGTGGTCGTCATGCTCATGAACATCGGTCTTCATTACCTGTGCAGCGTGTTTGCCGTACAGCTTCTTCTCCACGTCTCTGCCGAAGTCAGGAAATCTGAAGAAATCATCGAATAAGTTTTCACCGAAAATGCTAGGATACAACATAGGTCAGTCCTCCTTTTTACTCGTCACATTGTTTCCATTGCTTCGAGCAAGGGGACGGAGGGTTCAGCACCCGGATCCTTTGGTGCTTCTCTGTTCCTTTGTTCTGATTATATTATAGCACTCTGAATTAGCACTGTCAAGGGGAGAGTGCTAATTTTCACATAGGTTTCAAATTTTTGACAGAAATGTCACATTAGCTTTTCAGGAGGTATGCTATGGAACAGCAGAAAATCATTGACGAAATCAATTTTTTCAGAGCGCAGACAATCACAAGATTGCTGTTTGAAAGCGGCATGATCACAACTGACGAATGTGACAAATTAACGGAACTGAACCGCGAATCTTTCTCTCCGATGTTTGCGGACTTATTACCGAAAACACTTGAAAAATCGTCAAACCAGAGCTAATATAGTGTACTGACAAAAGGAGGTAATGCCATGATCATAAGAAAAATCGATGCACAGGAACCTGCAGCAGCACAGAAACTGCGCATGGCCGCTTACTGCCGTGTCAGTACCGAGAACGCTGACCAGAAGGAAAGCCTTGAAGCCCAGAAAGCACATTATGAAACATGGATCAAACGGCATTCCGACTGGGAATTTGCAGGCGTATTCTATGATTTCGGTATCAGCGGAATAAAAGCAGATTCCCGTGATGGCTTGCAGGCGCTTTTGTATGCCTGCCGTACCGGGAACATCGATTATGTGCTGACAAAATCAATCAGCCGTTTTTCCCGTAATACCGCTGACTGTCTGTCGCTGGTGCGGGAACTGCTGTCGTGCAATATCCCGATCTACTTTGAAAAGGAAAACATAGACACCGGCTCAATGGATAGTGAACTGATTCTGTCGATGCTTAGCAGCATGGCGCAAGACGAATCAGAATCGATCTCCAAGAATGTGAAATGGTCGATACAGCAGAGAATTGAAGCAGGAACCTTCAAATTCGGTTATCCGCCGTATGGCTATGCAAAAGATGCCAACGGCGATCTTGTCATCGAACCAACTGAAGCTGAAGTAATCCGTCTGATCTTTTCATCGGCACTGAACGGAATAGGAACATACAAGATCGCTCAGATGCTTGAAAGCAGGGGGATTCCTACCCGTAAGGGTGGAAAATGGTCTGGCTCAACGATCAAAGGAATACTCGTGAACGAAAAATACTACGGCGCTGCCGCGTTCATGAAAACCTATACGGACAGCAGCTTCCGGCGGCATAACAATCACGGAGAGGTCGACAGCTACTATGCGGAGGAGCATCACGAGCCGATCATCAGCAGAGAGGTGTTCGACAAGGTACAGCTTGTCCTGCAAAAGCATGCTGAAGAGCATAATATTGAAGCGGATGTCGGGAAGTATCAGAATAAGTATCCGTTTTCCGGCAAAATCATCTGCGGTGAATGCGGCGGTAAATTCAAGCGGCAGACGCAGACCACTGGAATTGCGTGGGCTTGTACGACACACCTGTATAATAAGGCTTCCTGTTCTATGAAGTTCTTAAAGGATGCGGCAGTCAAAGCTGCATTTGTGACCATGCTGAACAAGCTGATTTTCGGCTATCAGTTTATCCTGTCTCCGTATCTGGAATCATTGAAACTTTCCGATGCTGACAATCACCTTCTAAGTATAATGGAATTAAAGACAGCGCTGCAGAAGAATACGGACAGAAAGCAGGAGCTCAGAAAACTTCGTGTCGGCGGTTTCCTTGACAGCGTAATGTATATGCAGGAGCTGAGACGGATCGAACAGCAGAACGAGGAATACCGCGCTACACTTAAAAATCAGGAAAAGACCGCTGTGAACGGAAGCATCAAGGAAACAGAAAAGCTGCTGCATTTCATAGAATCACTCGAAACACAGACAGAATTCAGCGATGAAGCTTTCACGGAGTACGTGGACAGCATTATCGTCTATTCCCGCACAAGAATTGGATTTCGTTTGAAATGCGGACTGACGCTGAAGGAGGAGTTATGTACGGGTACAGAATAATTAACGGTAAAGCCGTTATTGACGAAAAAGAAGCTAGTGTGATCAGAGAGATTTTTAACGGGTATATTTCTGGATTGAGCCTTCAGGATGCTGCTGAGAATGCAGGAAGCTCGATGGTTCATAGCATGGTGAAACGCATCATCCGAAATTTCTGTTATATCGGTGATGACTATTATCCCGCAATCGTCAGCCGACAGACTTTTTCAAAGGCAAATGCAGAACTGATTCGCAGAGCTGAGAAGCATGGCAGAGGAAAGCGGCTGAAAGCACCAACGATCTATACGGAATTTACGCTTGCTGAACCGGAAATGCAATATGACGATCCGATCGCGCAGGCAGAATATATGTACAGCTTGATAGGGGTGATAAAATGAACGTGATCAAAATTCCTGCAAAACCGCAGAAAGGTAATACTGCTGCTAAAACGGAGATAAAAAAACTTCGTGTAGCGGCATACTGCCGTGTCAGCACGGACAACGAGGAACAGACATCCAGCTATGAGAGCCAGATTAAGCACTATACAGAGTACATCAATTCAAAACCCGAATGGGAAATGGTCAGGGTATACGCAGATGAAGGTATCTCAGCAACCTCGACAAAAGGCAGAGAGGAATTCAATGCGATGATCGAGGACTGCAAAAAGGGTCTGATCGACCTGATCCTTACAAAATCCATCAGCCGATTTGCCCGAAATACTGTGGACTGCCTGAACTATATCCGTATGCTGAAGGGGATGAATATCCCTGTGTTTTTTGAAAAAGAAGCAATCAATACGATGGATACACGCGGAGAAGTCCTCTTAACAATAATGGCTTCATTAGCGCAACAGGAATCGGAGTCACTTAGCAAGAACACCAAAATGGGTATTCAGTACCGCTTCCAGCAGGGAAAAGTGATGGTTAACGCTCGTTGCTTTCTTGGGTATGATAAAGACGAGGATGGCCATCTGGTCATCAATCCGGAACAGGCGGAGATCGTCAAGCGAATTTTCAGAGAGTACCTTGAGGGCAAGAGCTGCAAAAAAATCGCACAGGGCTTAGAGCGTGACGGTATCCTGACCTCCAGAGGAAAATCCAAATGGCATGATACAACGATCCGCAAGATACTTGAAAACGAGAAGTATATGGGTGACGTACTTTTGCAAAAGACCTGTACCGTGGACTTTCTGAACAAAAAACGTGTAAAGAACACCGGAATGCAGCCGCAGTACTATGTCGAGGACGACCATGAAGCGATCATCCCGAAGGAGATATTCCTGATGGTGCAGGAAGAAATCGCCAGAAGGAGCGAACAGAATACCTGTTTTGGCAGGCGGAAGAATTTCAGCGCGAATCACCCGTTCTCAAAAATCGTGTTCTGCGCTGACTGCGGTGAGGAGTTCCGCAGGATTCATTGGAACAACCGCGGCAAAAAGTCGATTGTGTGGCGATGTCTGACCAGACTAAAACAGAAGGATCAGTGCCATGCAAGGACGGTCAACGAAGAAACGCTGATAGAGGCATTCCTTGACGCACTCAACGAAATTGTCGGAAACAGCGATGACTACATGACCCGGCTGAAAGAGAACCTTGAAACAGCGATCAACGAAGTACACCCGGAAAGTGCCGCAGCACTGGCGGCGAAAATGGCAAAGCTGCAACAGGAGCTGATCGACAGAACAGAGCGCCGTGAGAACTACGATGACATCACCGAGGAGATCCTGCGCCTGCGTGAGCTGCAGGAACAGACCGCAATGGACGACACCGCAAAATCGGAACACAAGAAGCGTATCCGGGAACTGCTGAAGTTTATAGAACGGCAGAAGAGCAAGGTTTGCGTGTTTGACGGCAGTCTTGTTAAGAAGCTACTTGAAAAAGTGAATGTGTATGATGACTATCTGGAGTTCCGATTTAAGTCCGGTGTGACGGTCAGCGTGGAAAAGTGAATATAATGATATAATCCCCCTCATCAGGTAGGAAGCTGAGACTTCTTGCTTGGTGAGGGGGATTTTTTGTGAGTTGTATCAGATAGTATGAAAGGGTCGAATTATTTTACTACCATCTTCGGATTCTATCTTTCCTTCCAAATACTTCTCAAAAATGGACAGGCATGGAAAAGCTACGACTCCATCCTTATCAGTGAACTCTATCTCAAGTGGTTTTGATGAAATAAAAAGAAAATGAACATTAATAGAGCCATCCGCTTTTACAAATTGTTTTATTGCATCAGGATTACTAAGAACCAAATCGCAGCGTTTGCGGCAGTGGTCATAATATTTTCCTTTTCTAAACAACTTTTCATAATCGGTCATCCGCGCAGCCGGATTTAACGAATCTGAAAAATATTTTGCTTCTATTAAAAACAATTCTTTTTTGGGTTCACCAGTATAGAATATAATATCAAAATCCCCATAATCTTCATGTAGTTCTCCAAAAATCCTCGAATATTGCACCTCAATCTCATCAAATTCTGGTGTATAATGATTCAAGAGAATACTATGAATGAGTGAAACAAGTTCCTTTGTTCGGTGCTTGGTGTTTAATTCTATTCCTTGAAGTAGCGCATCTGTTGGGGAAGAACTATTTGAATAGATTATTCCTCCATTTGAATAGTGTGACATCCAGATTTGTTTGGCCTGTTCTATTGCTGCATATGACAAGAACACACGATCATCATCTAAACTAATAAATGGTCTAATTTCATGACGATATTTATTAACACCTGGTCTCCATATAAGGTCTTCATCCTTTTTTAATTGTGTGGCAATTTTATTTTTGTCTAAGACGAAAGAATCATAGAAAAGACTAGGATTCACTTCTCCACTTGAACTGAATTCTTTAATTCGATCCAAAAAGCCTTGTTTCGTCAACGCAAACAGCATTACTTCTCCATTAGAAAAATCAATTTTTAATAATGTGTTTAGTATCTTTAAGAAAAACGAAAATTCAAGACCATATTCTTTTTTAAAGCCAATACCGAAGTCAGAAGAATCCGCATCTTCTAACTTTTCTAACGAGCTTTGACATAGACCTTGATTGCCACATACAAGTGGATCATAATATATTACAGGGTGGTATTGCGTTAATTCAATAGGATTACATATATCCTCATTAATTACAAGACTGCAGTATGTTATTACTGGATAGGGAAATTTAGTCGTATCTTTAAATTTTCGACTTATTGTTAATAATGATAAATTCTGTGAAACTACTCCGTAGATATAAAGCTTAATGAACAATTCTTTATTAATGTCATCAATAATTGTGTTCGGAGTTGTCTTAATATCACCATATAGCAAAAGATAGTTTTCAATCCATATATTTGACGCTGATAATAGATACATATATGCATTGCGATTTAGTGAGTACGATTTAATCAATTCTTCATTTCGTAAATGTAAAGCGTCGATTTTCATTCTGTCTTGTTTTTCTTCGGTATAATGTCTAAATGTTCTATCAAAAATACTATAGAGTTGACCTATCATATTAATTGGGTTTGATCCAACTATTTGTGATTTGATATCACTTTGAACAGATTCAAGAACACTTCTTAAATAATCAATTGCAGCATTAATATCAGTAAGAGTTGTCGGAGATCCGAAATAATCTCTGATTAACTGTGATGCATCACCTTCAGCAATATTAAAATAGTGCCAAAAAGGATGAAAGATAGATAAAAAAGAATCTGACATAATAATCACTCCTAAAAAAGTATTGCAAACAAACTCAAATAGTGCGTAGAATATATGTGACAACATTTCCACGCACTCACCCCTATATCTTATTCGCAATATCTGATTAGCACATTTTCCTCGATTCTACGAACTTTTCACTCTCTGACAACATTTTGACGCACTACCAAAAGCCAATTATCATTTTGACGCACTAACCTCAGTGTGCAGAAATGTTGTCAGCCGTTTTTAGTGCGTAGATGTCTTTCCGAATACAGCAAAAACCATACCGGGGTTAAGTGTGCGGTTTAACTGTATAGTCTAAAACTACCGTAAAATCGGGCTTTTCAGCTTTTGTTTCTTGACATCAATACCACGCACTCAACGGTATTACCTTTTTCCCACAAGAGCCGCCTTACCTCTTGTCCATCACGATATATCGGAAAATTAAACTCTATCGACTTCAAAGGCATCTCTGACTCTCCATTAGGATATATCTGAATTTCCTTTATTAGATAAGTTATAAGATTTTTCTTTTCCTCGTCACTTATTATATCATAGAGCTTTCCGAAATTCAGCATAAGCTTGTAAATATTGTCCAGAGTGATTGCTTCCATTTCGATAGAACTTCTTCTCAGCTTTGCATCTTCAATCCGTTCTTCCAACTCGACAATCGTATCATACAATCCATCAAGCCTTAATGTCATGTCGTGGATTTTTCTTTCTCTGAAACGAGCATCAATAGGCAGATTATCAATCTCTCGTTCCAGACGGGCTTTATTCAAATCTACTTCTTTCAGCTTGCTCTCATAATTGGCAAGTTCCTTATCAATAGCAGTGGTATCAGTCTGTACGCCAATACGCTTTTCTATCTCTTTTGCAAAATATTTATCACTTACCAATTCTTTAACAGCTTCAATTACAAGTGGTTCAATGTCTGTTTTTCTAAGCGATGCCTTGTAATCACAATGATGCCCTCGCTCCTGCTTGTTCCTACCGCAGATATAATAGTAAACTTCTTTGTATGTGCCATCTTTATTCGTCCACGCATGTTTATTCGTATACATTGAGCTTCCACAAATAGGACACTTTAATATTCCCGTCAACAGATGCGACCTGTCCTTACCTATTTTGGACGGCTGCTTAATTCCTGTTGCCATACGTTTTGTGTGAGCTTTTTGCCATAATTCTTCGCTAACTATTCCTTCGTGTTGTCCATCTTCCAGAATATAATCATCTGTATGAACCTGCTTATATTCATTTTTTGTGCCTTTTACCTTTTCTCGTGTTCTTCTGCCATAAGCAATCTTACCACAATAAACAGGATTATCTAATATCAACCTTATGAAATGGCTGCTCCATGTTTCTAACGTTCCATTCTGACGAGGTATCTTTTTTATTCCTTGCAGATTAAGATATTTTGCTACTCCGCCAAGCCCTACGTCTGAATTGGCAAACTTATCAAATATAATTCGGATTGCTTCAGCTTCGGTTTCTTCTATTAAGAGCTGATTGTCTTTCAGATAATATCCATACGGAGCAAAACCGCCGTTCCAACCTCCCTGTCTTGCTTTTTCTCTGCGTCCGTTCATTGTCTGTTCAATGATATTTTCTCTTTCAATTTCTGCAACCGCAGATAATACAGAAATTAAAAGTTTTCCGCTTGTCTGTGATGAGTCAATACCTTCCTCAATACAAATAAGATTTATTCCATACGACTGCACAAACTCCAATGAATTTAGAATATCTGCTGCGTTTCTTCCAAATCGTGAAAGTTTATAGACCAGAATATAATCTATCTCCAATCCGTTCTTTATATCGGAAAGCATCTTCTTAAAAGCAGGTCTCCCCTCAATAGATTTTCCCGATTTACCCGCATCTTCATATATACCAACAATCTCCATTTCCTCTCTGTCAGCAAATCGTTTCAGGCTATTCTTCTGCCCTTCAAGGCTATATCCGTCCACCTGCATTTCAGTACTTACTCTCGGATATAGGACACATTTCTTTCCTTCTCTGTTCATCGTACCACCTCCATAAATTTATAGGGAAATGTGATATGTAAGGCTGCGTAACCTACGCAGCACAATCTAATTCCTGCAAAACAGTCTTTCCGTATTTTTCAACTATCTGCACCATAACATTGATAAAAGAATTGAATATTTCGGTTTCATCTTTCAACTGTTCGTTTTTCAGTTCTGTATTTTGAATAAAATTTTCATTTCCCATAAACGAATACCTCCGCTAAAGCTAAAACGGCTGTACCTCTAAATTATAAAAATACAGCCGCCATTTTACCAATGTGCAAATATATCCCTCATACCTGCTTTACACATTTTTTCATATTTTTTTAAGTGCAACACTAATGGCAAGAGCCTTGTCAACTCTTGCCATTATGTTATCGGGCATCATTCCCATATACTGTTTTAACCTCTGCTTATCAATCGTCCGTATCTGC